GCAGGTGTAAGCTGATGGAACTCGGCTATGAGTCCGATGGCACACCATACGGAAGCGTCAAGTGGCAGGCAGGCATTGGCCTTGAAATGGCAATCCTCAAGGTCAAGGTCGAGCATGGCTTCGTGGGTGGCTCGATTAGGCTCGCTGGCTATCTCGCCTCTGGCCCCGACTCAAGGGAGTATGAGGAGTGCGTGGACGGCATCTGCGAGGTAGATAGCGAGTCCGTAATCTGCCTCGGCAGGGAGGCAGGTGATGTGAATGGTGACGGCGAGGTGACCATCGCCGATGTGACGGCATTGATTGACAAACTGATGTGATTATGAGCGAAAAAATCAAAACCATCAAGGGCTTCGACCACGAACTCAAATGCCGTGGTATGCAGTACGAAATCGGCAAGACTTACACCCTGCCCAAAGGCGAGAAAATCAAGATGTGCGGTAACGGCTTCCATGCCATCGCACCCGACGAAACACCGCTTCGAGTGTTCGGCTATTACCCGCCATGCGACGAAAACGGAAACCCCGCAAGATACTGCGAGGTGGAAATCGGTGGAGAGACCGACTGCACCGATGAGAAGATAGTCGGTAGCGAGTTGACGATTGGTGCTGAAATCGGAATACCTGGACTTGTCAAGGCTCATATCGAATGGGTAAAGCGTCACCTGATTGACGATGATGAGCATAAATCCCACAACACGGGTTACTGCTCGTCAGCAAGCAACACGGGTAACTGCTCGTCAGCAAGCAACACGGGTAACTACTCGTCAGCAAGCAACACGGGTAACCGCTCGTCAGCAAGCAACACGGGTAACCGCTCGTCAGCAAGCAACACGGGTAACTACTCGTCAGCAAGCAACACGGGTTACTGCTCGTCAGCAAGCAACACGGGCGACTACTCGTCAGCAAGCAACACGGGTAACTACTCGTCAGCAAGCAACACGGGTAACTGCTCGTCAGCAAGCAACACGGGTAACCGCTCGTCAGCAAGCAACACGGGTAACCGCTCGTCAGCAAGCAACACGGGTTACTGCTCGTCAGCAAGCAACACGGGCGACTACTCGTCAGCAAGCAACACGGGTAACTGCTCGTCAGCAAGCAACACGGGCGACTACTCGTCAGCAAGCAACACGGGTAACTACTCGTCAGCAAGCAACACGGGTAACTGCTCGTCAGCAAGCAACACGGGTAACTGCTCGTCAGCAAGCAACACGGGTAACTACTCGTCAGCAAGTGTCATCGGCAATGAAAGTGTCGCAATCGTGACAGGGCGTAACAGCAAGGCCAAAGGCGCAATCGGCTGCTGGCTTGTTTTGACCGAGCGTGATGAAGATTGGCACATCCTCGGAATGCAGTGCGTCAAGGTCGACGGTGAGACCGTCAAGACTGACACTTGGTACAAGTTGGTTGACGGTAAGGTTCAAGAAGCGGAGGGTTGATTATGAGCAGAACAAATAAACTTCACTTTATCGAGGCGATGCTGAACTGGTTCGCTTCCCCCTCGATGGACAGGGAACTCGATGTCAAGTTCTTATCGGATACCTACGACGAGATTACTGCCCCCGCATGGGTGAGCGTTGAGGAGAGGTTGCCGAAAGAGAATGGTGGATTGTTTCTTGTATGTGACAAGCATGACAGGGTGTGTGAATCCGCATACGATGTCGAAGACGATATATGGTATAGACAAAGCGGAACAGTATTGTATCCAACCCACTGGATGCCGCTCCCTCAACCGCCAGTCAATAAAGAAGGCGAGCAATGAACAAGCCTTTATGGATTACACTTTGCGAGTTTGAAATGTGCTTGTGTATAATCGATGGGTGCCCAGAATGGTTTAAGGCCATCATCGTGTTGTGCCTCATCATCATACTTCTACCCGACAAGATTGAAATTTGGATTTAGTTGTTAACCATAAATTTTCTACAACAATGAGCGAAATTAATGCAGACGTAAACAAAGACGGCACCGTGGACTACCACGATGTCAACGAGATGACTGGCGCACTCCTCAAAGGGGATAAGTCACCAGAGTACGATGTAAACAAGGACGGAAGGGTCGATATTGGAGACCTTGCCGACACCATTGACGCATCCCTCAACCCCACTCCCGCATGGGACGGCAAGACAACTGTCAACGGGGTATCGTTCAAGATGATTGCCGTCAAGCCGGGGACATTCACGATGGGGTCGCCAAACAACGAGACTGGTTCTGGTACCAACGAGCGACCGCAGCATGAGGTCACACTCACCAAAGAGTACTACATCGGTGAGACCCAAGTCACCCAAGCCTTGTGGATTGCTGTTATGGGGGTGAACCCCAGCAGTCACAAGGGCAACAAGGATTTGCCCGTGGAGCATGTGTCCTACATCGAGTGCCAAGCGTTCATCGCCAAGCTGAACGAGATCACTGGCCGTCAGTTCCGCTTGCCCACCGAGGCCGAGTGGGAGTTTGCTGCAAGGGGCGGCACACTGAGCAAGGGGTATGTATTCCCTGGTGTTGCTGCACCGACCGCTGGAAACCCGAAGGATTACATTTGGTATGTCAGCAACAGCAACGACCAAACGCAGCCAGTTGCCCAGAAACTTCCCAACGAGTTAGGCATCTACGACATGGGCGGCAATGTATTTGAGTGGTGCCAGGACTGGTACAAGTACCCTTATCCTTCCGAACCCGTCACCGACCCGACTGGCCCTGCAAGCGGCTCAATGCGTGTCTATCGTGGAGGCGCATACCATCGCCCCGTCAAGGAGTGCCGTTGCGCATATCGCTACATGGGCGCACCCGACTTCAAGGCAGGCCATGTCGGTCTGCGACTGGCATTGTAAGCTAAAAGTTTTTTCATCATAATTTAATTGAAAGTTAATAAATAATGTAGTTAACAACTGCGTCAGTTGTGAAACCCACGCAGGCTGGTGTAGCCGTCAAACCTCTCTTGCGATAAGGAGATTGTCAGTTGGCAGACCGACGGCTAAAGCCTGTCCATTCGGACGGACACTTGAGGAGCGCAGGTTCAACCCCTGTCACCAGCGCAAATTATGAACTTTAAATAACGGATTTATGATAACGAAATTTTTGTACGAAGGCCACGAATACCAAGTCGTGCCGATTGAGGGAAACGATGAGGAGTTTAACATCGTTAAGGACGGGAAGTATGCCCGCAAGGTGACTAAGAATATCGCTCAACAGGCGATGCAGTATGTCGATAAACTATTTTGATCATGGACTGGAGAAAATACGCAAAGCACCTTGAGGACATCATCTGTGCCATTGACTTGTCCGAAGACAGGCGAATTATCGTTGACGCATTTGTCAATGATGCGAGGAAACAATGTTTAGCGGACGGCGGGGATTTCATTGAAGAAGCCGCCAAGTTAAAGAACATCACCGACAGTGAGGAGTACGCATCGCAGCTTGCGAGAATTTTCATTGGTGGCCACTTGGACATCAAGACCGTGTTGCTTATGGCGATGGATTTCGGTCAGCAGCGCGTTGACGGGGAGTTAAAACGCCTTGCCGATGCAATGTATACGGCGGCACAGCACTTGACAACCGATGCAAGCCAGTTGCGCAAGGCAATGGAAGAATATCACCAGTTCGTCATCAACAAGTATTGTGCATTTAATGAAATAACAAACAAGGAGGACTGATTATGACAACATTTGAATCAATACTACTATTGGCGGTTACTGCCTGTGCTATTATTACTGCATTTGGTGTACTTGTAACAGTCAAGAAACTTGACCACATTGCAGAACAGCACAAGTCAACTTGGTCGCACTTTGACAATGTGGTCAGCCAATTGTATGGCATCAAGGTAGAGGTCGGTAAGACCAATGGCAGGATTGACGGATTTATTCCTGCATTCAAGAAGTTGTTGGAACACAACGAAAGCATTGAGAACTTTTGGTCGGCTGATAGCAGTTTAGTCATCAAGTTGCTTAAAGAAATAAGGAACTGTCTGACAGAAGACATAAATTGGGGTGAGTTGACTGATAATCAAAAAAGCGAAATACTTTATAGGCTTACACACCCTGTTGTGGAAAGTCCGTTCAAGCCACCTTTTAACCCAACGTGTGAAACAACTAACAAGGAGGACTGATTATGGATATTTCAATCAAATCAGGTAAGCAAGGTGTGCATCTATATTTCAGTGAAGACGGCAGAACAGTAAGTGACTTTCTTATGAGTTGGGAACAAGTGGATTGGCTGAAATACCAACTTCAAGGTGCGCAAATAAGACACAAAAAGGCTTGAGATATGAATAAGAAGATTTGGCATGAAGGTACGGATATACCGCAGATGTATATCGACCCAACAACTGGCGCAAAGTGGAACACATTTGCATTGTGTATAATCTGGTATGATGGGTGGCATGAGGACTTGTGTAAAATCACTGAAGATGGAATGTTTGAATCAATGACGAGTGGTAATGTGATTGAACCTAATTTCTTTGAGTATTGGGCATATGTACATGATTTAATTCCAAGTGACTTACAACAAAAAAGGCTTGAGCAATGCTCAAGCCAAGTGTCTTAAAGAAATATCTGACAAAAGTTCAATTATGTCAGTGCAAAGATAACAATTATTTTATAAACTACAAAATATGAAGATAAAATTTGATTTTAGCCCATCTCTGACCTTTCACGGTTGGGAAGACTACAACTACTACAATATCATTCCAAAACTAACCCTGTTTACTGCGCCAAGATACCGCAGTAATTGGGATGAAACACTTATCGGCAAGCACTTCGATTTAACTATCGGTTGGTTGGTGTTTGAGGTTAGTATTGGCATGGAGTGCCTTTGGAAAGAACCTGCTGCTCCTAAGTTCAATGTTGGAGACCATATTTGCAACGAGGATTGCCATGATGCGGTTGTTGAAGCGGTAAACTTTGACAAAGTGAGTGATGGTCATTGGTGTTACGAATGTATTGACCTTGATCCAAATAGTGAGGATTACAACAAGTATTTCTACATCAATGCCGAGATTGAACATTTGTGGTACTTTAAAACCAGAAAGTTATGATAGCAAGGATTAAAGCGACAGGTAAACTTATTGATGTAGTTCCTTATGGCGATGAGTTCGCTCAATTATTTCCCGAAGGAGATTTTAAGGTTTACACAAAAGATGAACTTGATTTCCGTGTAGATGTTGACTGGAACCAAGTCCGCATCCAAGCGGCTATCGCAGCAATGGATATTGTTAAGGGTGCATACAATATCCACAATGATATAGAGCGACTTGTAAGGCATTCAGTTAAGGTTGCCGATGCTTTGGTGACAGAACTTCAAAAGAAAGGAGGCAAGGAATGAGAACGATTAGGTTTAGAGGGAAACGGCTGTACGATGGAGAATGGGTATATGGATACCCGCTTATGGTTGACACGGAGAAGTTCAAATCAGCGAATATCGTCACTTTCGATAGGGTCTATCCCGACACATTAGCCAAGGTCACAACAGCGGTTGACTTTAATACGCTTGGTCAGTTCACTGGTTTGCATGACAAGAACGGAAAGGAAATCTACGAGGGCGACATCATTCGTCACAAAGACATGGTTAAGGCTTACCATGTGATTTATGACGGACATCAGTTCTGCCCAAATGATGGGTTTAGGACGTTGTGTTACCCTAAACATTGGGAGGTCGTGGGCAACATCCACGACAACCCCGACTTGATAGAGAAAGGAGGTGAACAATGACACTATCAATAAAGAATAAAGAGCAACTTGAAAATGTGATGTCGATGCTTGGTATACCAAATTGTGACGAAGAATTGTGTGATGGAGTCTTTCCAGTAGACAGAATAGAATTCGCCCCGTTCCTTATATTCACATTCGATGAGTTTGCAAGAGTTGTGGATTATCTTAGAAATTGTGAGAAAGGAGACAAGCAATGAAACCGAGTAGGGGAATAGTAGTCACATTCCTTAAAGGGAAGGACGGATTGTGGCATTCATATACAGCATACGCTGAGGATGTTGACTGTGAAACAATGGTCAAATTCATGGATTGTATAGGCAATGCGGTTGATGCACTTAACAAGAAAGGAGGAGAGAAATGATATGAGTGAGTTAGATATTATCATGTTTGTCATCGGGCTGATCCTCGGCATGTTCGTCATGTCGTTCATCTACGGAAACCGAGACAAGGAATTGTCGGATAAGGTCGAGAACCTTGAGAAAGAACTGACAATCAAACAGAACGTAATCGAGTCAAACAACGAGACAATTGGAAGATTGCGCAAGATTTGCAAAAGGAAAGGATATGAAACCGATGATAGTAATAACTGATGTCGTGAGCAAGATCGGCGACATCGTGATGAGAGAGAAAACAATCGCCCTGTTTGGTTATGTCGTATTCAGAAAATCGGAGAGTTATCCGACTGACGGAGAAGACAGGACTGTGGGGTTTAACACTAACGGAACAAGTTTAACATATATTGAAGATGAACGAGATTGAACAACAAGCCATAGCCGACGCAATGGAAGAGAACAAGAGCCTGGTTGACCAACGCAAGGCGTACCAGGAGAGCCATAAGCATTGGACGACAAGACAACAGCACGTCAAAGATTAAAAGACATCGCACCTGTCCTCACGGATGGGTGCGACACTTTTCTATTAACCTTTAAAACCTAATGGCGGGTCACCGATTCGCATCGCTTTCCCGCCTAAATCCAAAACTAATAACCCCTTTCGATTAATATTATGAAACAAAATCAGAATATCCTTAACTTGATAACCCCACCCACAAACAGCTCTGCCTTGTCTGCTGGCGGCTTGATGATGCCTCCACGCAAGCCAATGGCGAAGCGGCTGTCTCTTATCTTATATGTGAGGTCGCCGAATGCGAATGTGGCCATGTCCTTGGCTTGTGTAATATAGTCTGCACCTGCCTCAACGTCGAGCGACAGCCTATTGGGTGGCTTGCTCACGACCACTCGCTCAGTGATTAAGGTCTCCTTGCTATATACCTTGATGCTATCCAGTGAAGCCTCATAGCCCGAAATCCATGCATCATACTGTTCTGATGAGTAGTGCTTTGATGTAATCGGTATCTCCACCAGCGCCGAGTCTTGCGGATGTTCGGAATTACCGAACAACTGCCACTGCGAGATGGTGTCGGTGCTTGCGGGATAGGGATTATCCACGCTCTCCTTATTCCCAGATGCCTTGGGCAGTTTCATGGGTAGCCATCGGATGATAGTCCTCACTGGTGTGCTGTCCTTCGGTGTCGGTGCGATGTCGGGAATGGTGTCGATTGTCGTTGTCGTGTCCCGTGTGACGCTTTCGACGATGGGTTGGTCGTAGATACCTTTGGCAGCAAAAAAGCCGCACACACCGCCTACGATGAACCATAACGTGGCGAATAATGCCAATGCTAACGCTGTCTTTTTCTTTTTGTCCATATCGTATCGAGATTAGGTGAATATCTTATCGAGCAGGCAGCAGACGAATGTGATGGCGATGATGATTACCGCCACGATGAGGGATATGCACCCGCCGCCCAATATCGCCCGCTGCTGGTTGTCGTTCATGAGTAGTAGTACAAGAGTTGGTTGTTCTTCTTACCCGCTCTCGGCAGACTCACATGCACCCACTTGGGGCAGGTTTTCGTGCCGTACTCCCAAATGAGTTGCCCGACCTGAATCTTCCCGCTCTTGACCAGTTGGGCGATGCAGGAGAATAGTTTGCCGTTGTCTTTCGGATTGGCCGCTTTGATGTCGGCTGCTTGGCCGAGCAGGTGCTGCGACCCCTTGACACCGCCAACGACAGCGTTGAGCCGTGGACAGCGGTAGCCGCTTGATATGACTATCGGCTGACCCCATGCGTCACGGATGGGTTGGAGTATCTCAACCGCCAGCCGTTGCAGACAAGCCTTGGCCTCGGCATTCGGTGTGTTGTTGATGCCGTGATTGTTGGCCGTGATTGAGAATGTCAGTTCCTCTAATGTGAAATTCTTACTCAGTTTCATCGTTCCCTCCTTCCGCTGCCTTGTCGATGATGTGCTTTGCGATTTCCACCGTTTGCTCCTTCTGCAACACATCGGCCACGACCTTAATGGCATGATTGAAGTTGCTGCGTGTCTTCTCCTCGGCCTTCTCACGCATTGACCATATCTCGACAATGCACAAGGTGATAGACACAAGGATAGATGCCAGCGGAACACAATGGACTGATGTGCTACTGAACTGCGCCCACACGAAATGAATGAGCGTGTCGATGCCAGCACTGATAAACAACACTCCCTCATAGAGAGCGAACTTGGTTATTGACCGGCTGAACAGGTACGATGTCCTTGCCTCTCCCCTCAGTTTGGCCTTGCGCCAGCCGAACATGGCATCCATGCACATGGCACCGATGACCACGCACATGGCCACGACCACGATGAGGTACATGATGGGCAGACCCTTGATGATGTGCATATAATCTTCCATAACTTACCCCTTTCCAAAATGAAGTCCAAGGATGATTAACACTGCGATAGCGACACCGATGCAGGTGGCGAGCAGGTCTTTCCAGTCCCACTCCCAGTTGTACTTATTGTCGCACCACTCCTTGACACCACCAGCGATGATGCCTGCGGTGCAACCCCACAACCCTGAGAACAGGCTGTAAGTGTCGGTGGTCTCGTTGTAGCTGCCCACATAGCAGCCAATACCCACCACGGCAGCAAAAAATGCGCCCCAAAAGATATGTAATAACTTGTCTCGTTTCATAGCATCAAATGTTGTTAGCCTCTTGTTTATGTGTTGCGTCACCGATAGTCACTGTTCCACCGCCAAGGCAGTTGCCCACGACGCTGATGTAGTCCTGCGAGGCTCCGTTGATAAAGACAGGTGTATTATTGCCCACGTTGCCAGTCACAGCCAGCCTTGTCACACTCGCATCCTCATCGACATTCACCATGTAGGCATCCTTGACGATGTTGTAGAAGTTTCTCAGCGTGTTGCCAGTAATGGCGATGTCGCTGACCGTTCCTTCAAGGTAGAGCAGACCGCCAGTGAGTTCGTTCTGATTGGTGGCCGAGCCGCCAGTATTGCCTACGGTGTTGCCAACGATGGTGTACTGGTCGCCGCCGTTGATGCGGATGGCATACTGGCCGACATTGCTCAAGTGATTGCCGACAATAGAGATGAAATTACCAATACGGTCGGTTCTAATTGACTCGATGTCGATAAGGTATTCAGCGTCAACACCACCACTGTCACGATTGGCATGTGCTTGAATTGTGTTTCCTGTAATCTCAATCTGGCCGTTCATAATCTCTTTTGTCGATACCAGCTTGATACAGCACTTCGTTCCTTCGGTGACACCATACGGATATATCCTTGAACACTCAAGGTCACAACCGCTGATCTGGTAGTTGTTAATCTGATTCGGGTTATCGAAGAAGATGAGCGTCTTACAATAGCTGATGTGGCAGCCGACGATGTTGATTTGGTGCAGGTTGGAGTTGCTTGCGAACACGATGCCGTTGTTCCAGCAGTTGTAGATGAAGCAACCGTCAATAACGATGTTGCGATTGATGTCATACAACTCAATGCCGTCATTGACTGAGTAAATCTCGCAACCCCTCAACGTGAGCATATTGGTTGTTCTTATACGGATAGCCAAGCCTTTTCCGACATCGCTTCCAGTCTGGTTGTCGTGCCAAGCAAGACCAGTCTTGGATGTGATATGCACGTCCTCCATGACGAATCCAGCATTGAACATCTGCTTGGATGTCTTGCCAGGGTCTGCTGCGCCAGTATGGTCGCCGAAAATATCAAACCCTATTACATCTTCACCAGAAGCGTAGTTGTCTGCATCAATGATTATGGTCGAACCGTTGCCGACAATCTTTCGGATTTTCGTTGTGTTGATGTAAATTGGTGCAGTGATGAGATATTTCCCTTTAGGGATGATTGCAGTTCCGTAAGTTGCATCAATATACCGCTGAAGTGCTATTGTATCATCAGCATAACCATCACCAACTATTCCGTAAATATCTTTCTGCCAATCATCAACAATCTGGAACTTATATGTGTTTGTAATGCCATAAACCTGTACATCACTACTGATGGCTCCCTGCAAAACAACCGAATGCGCACCTGCTGGTGCGAGTTTCTTGATGTCAACATAATGATAGATAGCTTCGCCAATCGCATACTCTGTTTTGGACTTATTGTCGCAACCTGCGAATCCAATAAAATTATCTTCGCTATCATAAAACATGGCGATGAAAGAACCCATATAAATACTTTGTTTACCATAATAAAAGATATGGTTAAACTCTGATAACGGAATTTTGTCGGTATAAAGCATATATTTATCCGATGTAGTCGCATTATGGAGAATAAGCCCACCGTTGGAATACTCATACCATCCCTGGTTGTGAAGCGGGATGCTGACACCATTTAGATTTGCAAGCATCGCCTCGATGGAGTTCTTGTTCTTCTCCATCTGCGAACCAGTGTTGATGGTGGCGGTGAAGCCGTCAGCAGTCTTGTAGCCGATGGCTACATAGATGTCATTCGTGGCTGTATATGAATAGTCGGTTGTTCCGCTGACATAAGCGATAGAACCTTGTGATGCTTTTTTGTATCCTGTTTCTTCGGTGGCACTGTCGCTCAACACTATTACGCAGCTATTGCCAGCACCTCCAGTCACATGCACATTGATTGTTTGTCCTGCCTTGAGAAGAATTTTCCTTGAAAGCGAGTAGTCGTTTGCTCCCCAATAATTGCCAGTGCCAGTATGGATATACTTCCCAGCATGGTCAAGTGTGGCATCAGGGCCGTATGTCTCCACACCTTCAAACACAGCGAGTCTGTCACTCAGTTCCTTGCCCATGTTCGCACCGAGGACATAGACCTTCTCTGCGGTGTCCGTAGTGCCTCCATTGAGGTTGTTGACACTCTCGATGCCGTCAGCACTCGCCACACCGCTGTTACCTTGGTCGCCCTTATCACCTTTATCACCCTTGTCACCTTTCTCGCCTACTACCGTACCGAGGTCAACATCGCCAGTGGTCTCGTTTGGTGTCTTTTTTGTGCCGTTAATCGTTACCGACTTGACCTTGCCAGCATCGGCCACCTTCGCATCCACCTCGCTCTTGTCGTAAGTCTGCGACTTGGTGTACACATTTTGAAGTGCCGTTTGCAGGTTGGTCACAGCAGTTTGCAAGGCCGTGTCATTGTAGTTGCTCAAACCATTCAACTTGGTCAGCAACTCGTTGGTGAAGTCGTTGGTCGAGAGACCCTTTCCTGTGACCTTATCTACCTTGCCAGCGATAGTCGTGTTCAACCCTGCGATGATGCCCTGCAAGGTCGAACTATCGCTCACGTTCTCCAAGAAAGCGACAATCTCGTTGAATGACTCAATCGCCGTGGTCGTGTCACCGCTGGTCAGTGCATCCAACGCAGTCTGCAAGGATGAGATTAACCCCCTTGCGGTCACGTCCTCAACGTCACGAAGAACGCCACCGACATTTAATTGTTTTATAGTCTCTTGTGTTGCCATATCGTTATAATGTTAATACTCCGTTGTTGTAAGTGGGTTGGGTGTCGCTGCTGAAGGTCAACACACCATTGGAATAACTCACGTTGTAGCCGCTGCCGCCGCCAGAACCAGTCTCAATCTCCTCCATTCCGCTCGTAGAGTCCCATGTGTAGAACTTGCCGTCGTCCTTGTTGAAGTAGATGAGGTACGGGTCGGGAGTTGACACAATGGCGACAGCATAGTTCGTGCCGCTGTTGATGTACCTGCGGATCTTGCCGTCAACACAATAGTGAACCTTGCCTATCATCCATGCGGGTATGTTTGTCGGAACGGACACGTTAATCGCGTCAAGAACCACCGCAGAAGACTCTCCGTAAGGCACTTTGCCGTTGGTCAGGTTAGCCTTGTCGCCAATCATGCCGTTGAGGTCATCATAGATGCCGTCAATCAGGTTATTCACCTGCGCCCTCGTGAAGTAGTTATTCGGGTTAAATACGCCAGACAATGGGATGCCGATTGCCGACCTTCCGCTACCCTCGCTGAACGTGACAACAAGCGTGTTGTTGCTGATATACACGTTGCGGACAAAGGGGAATCCGCTAATGCTTGCGAGTACGGTCTGCCTTTGCTTGTCGAACAAGCGGATGGTTTCGTTATCCCTGTTGTAGTCGGCATATCCCACCAACTGCGCCATGCCTTGGCTCAACTCATCGAACTTTGCCGTTACGGTCTTGTTGGCGATTGGATGCGGTGAGTTGATGTTGAGAATATCGTCAACCGATCCGCTGCCGTTCATCACGGTGAATGTCCTCGTCTGGCCGTTGGTCAGCGTGATGGTTATGGTGTTCATGCCGCCGATGTCCTCGCTCGACTCGGTTGTTATATCTTCGATGCCTACACCATCGTTGCCGTCCTCGCCCCTCATGGCAAGGTAGATGGCTGGGTTGAGATACCATGTGCCGACCTCGTATTCAGCAGGTGCCGTGATACCAGCCTCTTTTGTCGTGTCAACAATCTGCACGATGGGCGTTTTCTTGAAGCGGTAAGGGTTGCCGTTTTCGTCGTTGCAGAGTATGGTGACATCGTACACGCCGATAGGAAGTGTGCCGTTGTCGGTGATGACGGCGATATTGCCGCGCATCTCCACATCAAGCGTTTTCTTTACCGCGCCTTTCGAGAACTCGACGGTGACAGGACTTGACGGGATGAAATCGGTGTCGGTGGCCTGAATCTCGTCCCCGACCTTCTCAAGAGTGCGCAGGGTCAGCGGTATCGCCAGCCGCATGACGTTCCCCTGGACGATTCTCACGTCGGGGACTATCTCGTTCTTATTGTTGCAGTTGCAGTTCATATCTTATTCGGTTTAATTATCACTTAAATGAAGTTCAGCGGCAATCTCGCCCAGGCGGAGTTTGAAATAGTCGGCCATTGTCCTATGGCCTGTTTCTGTTGGGTGGACTTTCCACATGGTGCTCTCAATCTGGATTTCAGGACATTCGTTATAGAAATCGACAATGCGCAACTTGTGGCTTCCCGTATAGTGACCTGCAATCTCCCTTACCGCACCCTCAATGTTCTCAATATGGAAATCTGAACCGCTTCCTTGGGGTGGCGGAACACAAATAACAATCACAGTGTTGGTGGCGTTTTTTTGAGCCAGTAGGGTCGTTATGTGATCCAAGACGTTCTTATAAGCTCCAAAGAAGGTGTCATTGCCAGTATCCTCCCAAGACCCCACTTTATTTGGGCTGCGCCAGATGTCGTTTGTGCCGAGCATTATCGAGATAAGGTCATATTCCCACAATTTGAGTGGAGTCCCCGATCCTACCAAATTGTAACCATAGGGCCCCCTGTAGCTGCCGTCGTAGTTGCTTGCAACGGAGGCATTCTGAGCAGCAACAATATCAACAATTTGTGTGGTATTGGGGTTGTCAATCGGGCTGAGAAGCTCCTTTGAAAAACACCTTGGCACGGACTCTATACCAGAGTTTGTGCCTGGTGTGATTGGGTATCTGAATGCACTATTATCGAGCATCATCATACCCGAAACACCAGCGTTGGTAAAGGTAGTCATGCCTAACTCTTGAGCCGCAAGGAAGCAGTAGCGTTTATCAAGAGCAACAGTCCAACTGGTATGCGTGATGCTGTCACCAAAGGCGATGTATTTCTTTCCGCTCCAGTAGGCATAATCAGGTTCTGGCGGTGTGGGCTCATCGCCACCGCCAGCGTTGATCGAAGCGAACAGGGCGTTGGTCTTGCGGATGAAGTCAGCAGCGTTGTCGCTGGGAAAAACATCGACAAGCTCGTTGTTGTCCTCTGCGTCGATGGTGGCATTGACACAGGAAATCACCGAGCCAGCGTTGGGGTCAGCACCGAGTGTGTCAACCCCTTTGTTCTGCTCGGTAATAGCGGTGTTGATTCGGCTCACCACCGTTCCCGCATTGTCACTATTTGTCAGTTCGGTAATCATTGCTTATTCCTCGTGCCAAGTTGTGTCAGATGAGAGATATGAAGACCATGCGGTTTTATAGTCTTCCATGTAGCCAGTCGGCACATAAACAGACCCAACCATTTGTTTACCATTGTGACTGGCTGATGTGTTTCCAGCCCTGAACCAAATCTTGCTGGTGTCCGAACTGATGCTTGGAACAACCGCACTCTTGCAGTGCAGTTCCAATTTCTTTTCACCACAGGCATACCAGAAGAACGATTCAAGAGTAGCCACTTTGCTCGTGTCAAACTTGCCTATCGTCAGTTTCGACAAATTGCGGGCTGATGCTTGTGAGAGATGGAATAAATGGCCGACACTAAGCGTACCCTGTGCGTTTGCATAAGTGGTGTCAATTCCGCTGATGTCAATTTCCGTCAATGCGCTACACGTTGCGAACATGCCCCACATATTCGCAACCTTCGGTGCGTCCCATGTAGAAGCGTCGAATTTCGTCAGCGAAGTACACTGATACAAGAATGCACGAAGTGAAGTGAGATTTGGTGCGTTCCAGTGCGACACATCAAAATTAGCAAGGTTGGAACATTTTCCAAACGCTCCTGTTGTATCGGTTGTGCCAGCAGAAGTGAGCGAACCCATATCCTTGCTGCCAAGGTCAACCTTTGTGAGAGCTGTGCAGTTGTATGCTAATGCCTCGATGGTTGTGACTGCCGACGTATCCCATCCGATGGTGTCAAACACCGTAAGGGCAGAGCAGCCGCTGAACATGCTTGCAAGGCTTGTCACGCTGCCAGTGACCACAAGACCTTTGAACTGCGTGAGCGCAGTAAACCCGCTGAACATGCTTGCAAGGCTTTGTCCCGTGAATTGAGCACCACCGAAGTCAATCGAGGTGATTTTGGTCTTCGCTCCCGACGCAAATGACAGGCTGCTGATGGTGCTGACATTAAACTCATTCGAGCCCGACTCGAGGTTTTGTGCCGACCCGCCGTTAATCGTCACGCCACCGCTGACGGCTTCGCTCGCAGTGATAGTAACCTTGTCAGTGTATGCCGTGGCCACGACAATGAGGTCATCGGTTAGGCTGTTAAGCACGGTCGATGTGATACTGAGCGTGCCGTTACTGAACGTGATGCCAGAATTGTTGTTACTGCCTCCCTGCTTGTACAAAACCACGCCGCCGCTCTTGACGGTGAGGTCACCACGCAGGGTCGCATTATGAGCCGAGAGCGGCTTACTGAAGTTGTCGCTCTTGTTGACCGTCTCTTTGTAGTAGCCCCATACCTGGTCTTGGGTTGCGGTGCTCGGCGCACTTATATTCAGCAGCTTGTACACCACATTGACCGTGGAAGCAGCCGCCGTTGCGGTACCGCTCAATGAGACGGTCTTGCTTGTCGCCCCAGTGCTGGAAGCGGTGATGGTGCCCGAATCGGTGTCCGATGCAGTCGGCGCAGTAGGCGTGTAGGTTACCCTAATGGTAGCGTTCACACTGCCGTTGCTCGGTGTCAATTGTCCTGAAATCACTTCGTATGTGAACAGGTTGCTGTTAGAGGAGAGCTGGATGTTACCCGTCAGGTTGCTGCCGGAAACGGAGAAGGTCTGCTGTGCCGACTGCCCCACTTCAGCGTTAAACGAGAGGCTGGACGGGCTGACGGAAATCGTCGGTGTTTGTACAGGCTCGTCACCGCCGCCCTGCTCCTGATATACCGCAGCAATATTAACCGTTCTATTGATGTTGTCAGTGCCAGTACCATAACTGGAGATTGTAAGCGTACCACTTTCTCCGTTCGTGTTTGTGCCGAGATAGTACACCGTTACGCTCGTGCCATTATTGGCGGCATTAGCAGTGATTAAGGTTTGAGTGACCAAACCGTCTGCGCTCAAGGCAAAACCAGTGCCACTCACAACAACATTGAGTTGCTGGGTAAGGTTACTTCCTTGAATGTTAACAACTTTGCTGATGCCACTACCAGTGTTCGTGCCGATAAAGATGTTGACACTGCTTGCAGGCAAAGAAAGCGTTGGATTGGTTGGCGTCGGCGTGTCGCCGCCACTACTGCCGCCCTCGTTGTCTGGCCATGTGAACTGACTGGCGATAGACGCAAGCAACGTGTCGCTCGGCCTGCCGTTGGTAAAGGCGAGATTGGCGAGCCATGTCTTGGTGAGCGCGTACAGTATCGAGCGCAAAGCCTCGACGTTGGTTTGGATAGCGTCATAAACATCTTCCGACATACCGCCGCCAGCAATCGCTGCGATGCCCTGAAAAAAGACATTCTTCTCAATCTTGCTGAACCCGTTGGCACCAGCCTTATAGATGAAGATATAATCACCATCACCGATACTTGTAGCGGCTTGGGCGAGCTCTAAAAGGTTCTCTAATGTTATGTTAGTGTTTGCCATATCGTTTTAGTAAGTGTCAAAAATGGTTGTCGCAGATTCAATCTCTCCGTCAACAATGTGGTAGAGCGTGATGCCGAAGCGGGTGCTCCCCATTGACGATACATCTTGAACTGGCATTATGTTTGGGGTATAATAACCATCGTCAATGTATGCGTCAGTTGTCGGATGCCCAGTATTTTCTGCGTAATACCTGCCGTTGTAGTTAGCGAATTGACCGCCAATGGCACTGACAAACCGCCAGCAGTTGACGTTACGCTCAAACCTCGTGGAAGCGTTGATGGGATTTCCGGTCGGGTAATCGTTAATCTTGAACAATGCAGCGGGTATCCAATCATCGCTGTTGTTCTTGGAGATGTCGCCGCCAAGACCGATTTTCCAAGACAATACCTGCTGACCATTGACTATCTCATCGTTGAAATAGTAGATGTAACCCTCATGGGAGAACTCCATCATCACATTGCCGCTTGGATAGTAGATGCGGTAACTTCCGTGCTGATCCTCGTTGATGGTAGCGGTCAGCAAGCCGTCCGCGTCACGCATTTTGATGATGTTGCTATACAGCATGTCGATGGTTGCGTTCTCGGCCAACAGCAACTCGGTGGCGACTATCTGCAAGTTCGACACCTGCATCCAGTTCTCGTTTTCCGATGTCGGCTCACCAAGCAACTCGGTGCCGTCGCTATCGACGTCGACAAACCAGTACATACCCTCATGCTTCACGCAGTCACGGAAGACCTCATCCCAAACGTAGTACACACCATCCTGCCACTCGCCACGGAAGCGCAACGACGCTCCCGCACGGCCAGTGTCGCCCTTCGTGCCTTGTTTGTTGGCAATGACCTGCACGGTCTTTGATGCGGTGTGGGGGTTGTTTTCATCATCATTAGCGAGGAAAATCCTAATCTCTTTGCTCGTGAAACCGTTGCCTTGGAAGGTGAAACTGCGGTTGGCTACGGTATTGCCAGCGCTAAAACTGTCGGGCGATGCGGACTGCGGGTTCTGCGGGTCATAGATGTACATGTCGCAACTCGCTGGGTTGAGGACTTGCAAAGTATCTCCATAATAGAGTTTTGCACTCATGTTAATCGTCACGGGCGTTGCGATGTTGCCGTCGCTGTCGCAGTCGATAACAACGGTTTCGGGATATACATCCACCCACGGCTGACCCGCTCCGTCCCTACCCTTGGCGGTGATGGGGACGGTCTCGATGTCGAGAATAGAGGGGTTGTTCTCGTTTTCCATATCCACAACCATGACGGTCATGCAAGTTGGCACTTGCGAAAAACTTGGCATGGTGGACAACCAGTTACTCATGAGCGTGTCCGCATTCCAAGACGGAACATAGTCTTGCTTGAGATAACGCACATATATGTTCTCTAAAGCAACACCGTTGACCATTACCTGACCGATGTTCTCTCCTGTCGTGGCGGGTGTGCCTACCTTGTTGCCGGTGTTGTCCCAAATCTGCACACTCACGTCGATGGAACTCGGTGTATAAGTGCCTTCATCCTTATTAACGGCACTCGCAGAGAGCATGAGTTTATAGAGTGTGGTGTCGGTGGCCTCGCTAACGGTAAACCGCTTCTTGGGGCTCATGTAAGACACGCCAGCATACTTGACGATGCAGGAAATGTCGAAGTAGTACTTGCTGTCTGGGATGTCGCGCTGACGGCCATTAACCCTCAACGTGAACAAGCCTGCCTTGGAGATAACGCATTGCAGACCATAGAGCGCAGCATCGTTGCCTACCCATTGCTTCGCGTCCTCATCAGTAGCAGCGGTAATCTCGCCCGTGAAAGCGTCACTCTCAACGGATGATGACAGATAGGCACTGTCGGGCAACTCCTCGCCATTGGCATACGCTTTCAGCTTGGTGGTGATAGGCAAACCCGCATATTGCCTGTTTTGGGTGCGGAAGGAGAACGAGTCGCTCTCGTTGGTCAGGTCAAACGTGATGTATGAGGTGTCAAGATGGGTAATCTTGACGGAATAGGTCATCATGGTGCGCCAGCCGTTCTTGGTGACGATGACGAAGTTGACCAGACACTCCTCGGTGTTGCGCATGAGTTCAAGCTGGTCTTCGGTCAATGCGCTGCCGTCGTACCCGTTGAAGGTGTTGTTGATGCCTACGACATAGTAGTCGCTGCCGTCTCTCAGCACCTCGCAGCCTACGCAAGTGTGGTAGATGTAGTACTCGTTATCGCCTAACGGCTGGGTGTGGTCAGACTGTGCGGTGAGGTAGATGCCCTTGCCGCTGTCATAGACCAGCACACCGGTGTGCAGCTTGTACCTGCGCACGATGTTCGTGCCGCTGCCGTACTCGGTATAGATACCTCCGACGATGTTGCCTAATGCGTCAACGACGATATTGTCGCTACCGCGCAACAACTGCGCACTGATGCCTTGACCTAACTTGTCCTGTATGGTCTGCCAGTCGGCTGCGGTGAATTGGTTGATGATACCACCAAGGTAGATATTGTCCTCGACGAACAAGCCTGAATCGCCGTGCAGGGTCTTGAGGGTGATGTTTCCGTCACGGTTCTCCCATACCTCTACACCTTCAATGTTGCCCAAAGCGACCTTGATGTTCTGCGGCTTGATCTGCCAGTCATCGACACCGGCAAGGAACAACAGGCGGGGAGCGATGCCGATAGCGGTGATGTACATGCTCGACTGCCTCGCCTTCTTGCTGGCCTCGTTATAGCGGTTGAAATTGCCGTAAACGGCGAATTTCATCAATGGACACGGATGCTCGGTTGTTCCTGGCTGCAAGGAGTAGCGGAATGAGCACACGCCCTTTGAGTTGGTGAGAATCTCCTCGATGCGGAAATACGATGCAAAGAAGCCTGCCTTTAAGCGGAATCCGTTAGCATCCTCGCCTTCATCGGTGGCGTTGTCGAACTCCTTGTTGACGGTGTTGTACAGGCCACGGCAGATGTCATCGACATCAATCGTCGCCCACTCGTCGCCTTCGAGCTTCAGCGTGGCGGTGAAGTTCTCCTCGTCAACGGTCTCTATCTCGCCGTGACCGATGGAGCGGATAGCCTCGCCTTCCTCGGCTGAAATCTTGTTGAAGATTAACTCTGCGGCTCTTAACGCGCCACGGACTGTCACTTCTTCAAACTCAGACCTTCCGTCCGCTCCGATGTGAGCACCAGCGCCAAGGAATCCCGACAGGAAATCACCAACATTGATGCCGCCTTTGGCTTTCATCAGCGACAAGAATGTGGTGAAGTTGTTGAATGTTATCCTGCCGTTGGCGGTGTCGTCGTGCGTCTTCGACAAGAAGAGCCTGCTGCAAATGTCAACGACCGCCTCCATGTTCGTTCCGACACCCCCGCTGCCGAAGATACTGCCGTTGTAAATCCTGTCAACGGCTACGGTGAGTTTCTGCAACGTGGTCTGCTGAACATCGTCGTTCAATGTCAGTTCGACCTTCGGTGTCAGCCCCTCTCCCATCGTGATGGCAACCTGCTCGATGGTCATGCTGACCAACGGGAGCGGGTCGCCCGCGTTCGACGGGATTCCGTTGAACCTGAATTTAAGACCTGCGTACAAACGCCAGAAAATGCTCTTTTCCCGCGTTCCTGCCGCCTCCATGATGTCATAGTTCCTTTGCAGGTAGATGTCGTCAATGGAAGGCTGGTAGGTATATTTGGTCTCGCAGTTGTCGGCAAGGTATTCGGTTGCGGCTCTCAGTAACCTCAACTCTGCCGCACGGATGTATGCGTCTGGCATGTTGATGTTGAGCAGCACGAAATAGTCGCCAGCCGATAACTGGTAGTATTCGTTGGGATAGTAGATGTGCAGGTTGCTGTCCTCTACCCTATTGAGCGTGAGCAGGTAACCGCGTATTCCGTTGACGGTGGCTCTCTGTACGTTTTCCCCGATCTCAAACTCCCTGCCTACGCACATGCCGCTCTTCATCGCCATAACGGGCGTTTCTCCGTTGAATGTGGCGGTCAAGTCAAAACCCATGTCCTTGATGAACACATGGAACGGGTACTTGGAAGCGACATCACCCTGTACGGCAGACCAGTTGTATTCGGGGTCGTATTCGCCCGACTGCGACCTGCCGACCATATAGGTTAGCGCCATCTGCCCGTTTGCGGACACATCGGAAATGACGGGGGCGATGGTCACAACGACATCGGACTGTGCCGTGACAACAAGACTGGACACTTGACCAGTTGTCGCCTGGTCGGGGATTTCGGGAAGGAACAACTCTTTCTCGTCAGACGAACCGACTACCGACAAGAGCGGTGATGACCACTCGGCAATCAGCGACTGGCCGCTGTCCGTCTTTTGCCATACCCTCACAACGAAACCCACGTCAACCGAATCAGCGCCGTTAACGCTGAAACGGAACGCCACACACGAATACGAAGGCCCTGTCGGAGCCATGAAATATTCGCCAGGCTTCACGTCATTGACCGTGAACAATGTCTGCTCCGCTCCCTCAAAGTGGAACGGGCTGGTTTCCTCGAAGTCGCCATGTCCGCTGTTCGGGTTGTATGTGAGTTTTGTCTGGCCTATGCCGATGGCGAAATGCGTACCCGTGTCAACAACCTCGTTTTCAGGCATGATGCCGTCACCGATGTTAGTGTCATCAATAAGCGTTCCGTTGTCGGTATAGCCTACCGCGAGCAGACAATCGACACGCTCTTCATTAGGCTGGACATTATCGCCTTGGTAAGCACCGTCGCCTGTCGCACCTGTCTGGTCGGGAACAAGCGCGTCACGCAGTTCGCCGAATGTCACGCCCTCGATAGTCGGATAGATTTCGGGCAGGTCGCCGTTGCTGCCGTCCCATCGTGCGCAGTCCTCACGGATACCCTCAAGGCACGATTCGGCATCATCGTTCTTGTCGATGTAAGAATCGTTGGTGTCGCCAAGCACTTTGCGCAAGTACTGGCTTCTCGCGTTGTTCTGCGACCACTTCGTCCCACCTTCGGCATCTGCGGTATCACTCGGCTCTCCCAAAGGAAGGAACGTGCAGGGCAGTTGCAGGTTGGCGGGGAAGAGTGCCTGCGAAAGCAAACCGTACTTCTTGAAGTAGTAGTTGTACGGCAGGTTCTTCGTTGAGCCGAGCGCACGGAGGCGGGTGACGATTTTCTGCTGGCTGTTGGCAATCTGCTTGATTTGGAACAGGCTCTTGCCTTGGTTGTCGGCATTGGCATAACCCCTGCCGTAACCGAACACGAATCGGTCTTCGGTGTCGTCTGCCGTCAAGTCCTCAATCGGGTTGATCGGGTCGATGCTGTCAATGGAGTAACCGATGTAGATGTCGCGCCCCTTGATGCAGTAGTCCAACTTGAACTCGGTATGCACAAGACCCAACGCCTGCGCGACGGTCTGGTTGTCGAACGTCAGCAGTTTTGAGTCGGTGTGCGTGACCAACACGGTTTCTCCAGACACGTTGACGTATGCGGTTGTCGTGTCAACATGGATATGCCATGCGTTCGGATAGAGCCTGTCAAGGTTAGCCTGCATCTTCAGTGCGAGTGCGCATACGGCAGTGAGTGTTGAGCCGTTGACGGTTGTCTCGCCGCAGTATAACTGGAAGCGGCTGCTGCCGGTGTGGTTCGTGCCGAGCACCGCCTGATACTCAGGTGTCGTCGGTGTGACATCGAGCATCATGCAGCGGGTGAGTTCATCTTGGAAAGAGTCGAGTTTGACATTCTCGTAAGTGAGCGCGTCAAGAACCGAATCAATCGGCGCTTTCTGCGTTACCGAAGGGATGTAGTTGAGCGTATAGGTCTGACCCCTGAATGTGCAGTGGTCGCCTATTTCCCAGTCAATTGGCGTTTCGGACGTGATGGTGCATGTGATGAACTGCTCGCCCATCACGACATCCTGGAACTTCCACTTGTTGGCTTTCGCCACAAGCGTCTCGACTCCGTTCACAGTCCTGTATATGTCCAACTCAATCACTCCCATGATAAATCCTCGACAATCCCATTGGTTACCGACATCGTTAGTTCGGTGGTCGGGTCATACACGGTGAACTTCACCTTGAACTTCGCAACCGCGTCCTTGTCGTACTCGGAACAGTAGAAAAGTTCGTTGTCCACTTCGGACACGACAACATCTTTCCTTCCCATGCCTACATGCTCGTCATAGATGGCGAGCCGTCCGCTTCTAACGGTGTCGATGTTCCTTCCTGGGATTCTTCCGTAGATGAAATCAATGAATCTCGACAAGTCTTCCCTAATGGTGTTCTCCGTTCCTTTGTAGAGGAAGGTAACCTCCAAGTCGTATGAGTTGACGGGAAGGTTTCCGTTAGGGACGTACACATCAAGGCCATCCGTGCCGATCCAATCGCGGGTCGGCAGGGCTTTCGCTTTGGGGTTTCTCTTGAAGGGAAACTCCATGACGGCGACATTGAAGCTGGCTAAGATGTCAACCACACTGCCTTTGGAGTATGTCAGCCCGTCAAACCAAAGTTGCTGGATATAGGCCTTGTATATTTTTGCCATAGTTAATTGTTTATTGTGCAAATTTATACAATACCTATATTTGGGTTTGGAAAATGCAAAGTGGTAAATACACGTTTCCAAAATGAGCAACCGCAAACAAGTAATTTTGCGGAATATGACAACGAAGGAATTGAACAGCGTTTTGCGCGAAGAGGGCAGGTTTCTCGGCATGTGCGATGAGTTCTACAACGATAAGTGGAACTTCTCGCAGGAACAGCTTGTGCAAAGGATGTTCAAAGGCATAGATTTCTGCCTACAGCACCATTGGCCGTCAAACGAGTTCATCAAGAAGAATTTCGGCAGGGATTTCCTTCGCTCACACGGCGTTTTCGTTGATGACGAGTACAGCGTGTGCAACGTGCAGGAGAGCCTTGTGCTCGGCGGGTCGAACATCCGCTACCGATACAGCGGCAGGTACTACGGCAACATCCGTGTGCGCGACTTGTCGAAGGCGCATATCACCGCAAGGGGTGACGGACTGATTCTTATCCACCTGTTTGAGCGCTCGTGCGTAAACGTGAAGATTTCGGAGAGAGCGAAAGTGTCCGTCATCAAACACTCGCCCGACGTGATTGTCACCGCATCTGAAGGGGTGCGGATTCTGGAAGAGTTCGACTATCTGAAATAGCTTTTCATTTGTTACTTACTTTTCTTCTATTGGATGTTTTAAACATGTGAATTGAGTAGCGGCGACCGCCCGTGAGGGTAGCCGCCGCTTCCGCTTTATGAAAGATATGGATTTACCTGATACTGAACTTGTCGATACCTAACACCACGTTGTCGATGCGTGAGCGCAATGCGGCAATCTCGTTGTACATCGCGCCGCTACCCATCTGCATCATCGTCATGATGACCTGGACATTGTTGTCGATGTTCTGCACAGCCGTCACTTGGCTTGCGAACACATCCATGTAGTCAGGCCACATCTGCGACACGAACTGGGTGAGCAATATGCGGTTGACGGAAACATCCTGTCGCAGAGCGTTGACATAACCCGCGAGCAGGCCGCTCGTCTCCTCGGTCGTTCCCTGCATACTGCTTGAAAGCGTGTTGCTGGCTTCGTTGAGGACGGTCAGACCCGCGTTCTGCATACCGCGCTGGAAAGCGGTCATGAACTCCATCGAAGCGGTAATCGCCTTCTCGCCCTCACCGCCCTTGCCGAAGAAGTCAGCGATCATGGTGGTGACCTTGCTCATGCTGCCCCTGGGGTTGTTCGGGTCGAACACGCCGCCCTTGCCGTTCTCTCCGAAGAGTTGCTTCTGCAAACGCTCGAACATCGGCTCAAGGATGGCGAGTTGCATCATCTTCTGCATCATCTGCTGGATGATTTGCGTAACGGTGTCACGGTAGGCTTTGGCCATGTTCTCTCCGTTCTCGAAGGCTGATGCGAGCGCGTCGCTCAACTGGTCTGCCCAACCCTTGATGTCGATACTCCACAACTCTTTAGCGAGGTCTTGCGTGAAGTAAGCGATCTGGTCGTCGAGTTCTGCGATTTTCGCCTTGGTTTCCTCAATCTCGTCGTTGGACTTTTTCTTCTTGCTCTGCTGGTCTTTGAGGATTTCAAGGTATTTCTCGCGTTGCTCGACAAGGTTGTCGTATTCCTGCTGATAGCCGGTGCCTTGCGAGTTCTGCGTATAGAAGTCGTACATCGACTTTTTCTGCCCGCCACCACTGAGCAGCATGGCGATGTAGGCGGGAAGACCGCTGGCCTGCTGCGATGGCGCGTACTGCTGTGCCATCTGCTTGCGCACATCGCCCATGTCGTAGCCGAGGGTACGCTCTCTCGCCTTTGCGATGAGTTCGGTGTTGGCTTCGATGCCCTTGATATCTTCACGGAGTTTGTTGATGTGTCGCTCAAGAGCCTTGTCGTGAACTTGCGCAATGCCGCCAACCAAACCGATCGCAGCACCAGCCGCCATTCCATAAGGGCCGAGAGCGGATAGCGAAGATGCGCCCTGCAAAGCACCGCCGAGGATACCGCCAGCATCGCTCATTGCGTTTGCCGCGCCTTCCATGCCGAGTGAATCGAACAGGTTTTCCAGCATCCCTATTCCGTTTTGCAAGGTTTGGAGAGCATTTACTACATCTTGCGCTTCATCGGTCACTTTTCTAAGTGCCTTGTAGAGCTTTTCATAATGCTCGGCCTCTGCCCTTGCGTTCTTCTGCGCGGCGCTTGGAAGGAACTCGGTTTCTTTGAGTTGGTCTGCCCTTCGCCTTGCGGCATCGGCGCGTTGCTGGTAGTAGTCCATCAAGCCTTGGTTGCCTCCACTGATGAAATTGCCGAAAGCACCGCGTTCGCCAAGGAAACCATTCGTGCTCCACTCCATCCTCGCCTTGTTGAGTTTATCAACCTCCTGCAAGTACTCATCGGGAGAGATTGCGCCAAGGTCGCGCAGTTTGTCAATCATCTTCTGCACGGCATCAGCGGCTCTCTCAAACTCGGTGCGCGACATGGCAATCGTCTTGTTGTAAAGATTGGAATAGTCGGCAGACAACTTCATCTTCTTCCAGTCGGCCTGCGTTTCTGCAAACTCCACCATCTGCCTTTGTTGCGGCTCGGTTGCACCAGAGTTGGCGATTGCGGTCTTCTGTTGGGCAAGTTCATCGTTTATCTTGCGGATTTGCGCACTGTAACTTACAACCGAACCCATCAGTTTTGCAAACACGTCAATGTCGTTCTTGACGACATCCTGCTGGAGTTTCTGCCACTTCTTGTAGGCTTCGACAAGTCCGTCAATGGTTGTGGCATACTTTTCGGAATCACCAAGCGCAGCCTTGAACTGGTCGCGCAGTTTCTCCTCGTCAATATCAATACTGAAAGGTATCTTAGTGAGCAACTCGTTGCCGCCCACACGTTGCATCTCGTCGGCGAGTTTGTCCTTCAGCGCATCTGCCGCATTTCGCAGGTTTCTGCTTTCTTTGTCGATATTCGCCATATCGAAAGCGAGCATTTTATTGCCAGTCGCATTGCGGACACTGGTGAAGATTTCCCACCTGCGCGTCATGTCGTCGAGAGCCTTTTCAAAACTGGTCTTAAATTCCCTCGCTTTCTCGTCAAAGTCGTAGCGGTCGATGTCATCAAGGAGTTTCTTGCCCTCGCGGAGCACCGCTTCGGCTTCCTTGCCGTAGTTCTTCGCCTTGTCGTTTCGTTGCTCATCGTAACGCTTCTGCGCCTCATCGACAATCTTCTGCACATACTTGCGGTACTCGATGATGTCCTCTGCCTTGAAATCAGTCCAAGGCACATTCTTGTCGGTGCGCCATTTCTTGAAGATGTCACCGTATTGTTCACGGACACGATTCAAAGCGGCATCCTCACCAGAACGCTTGTTCCACTCCTTGTAGAGTTGGTTGGCATCCTTGAGTAAGCGGATGCGCTCTTTCCACTCCTTCGCAACTGGGTCTTCGTAGGATTTCTTCGTGTCCTTTTTGTTCTTCGACTTGTCCTTTGTCGGGTCTTTTTCGGGATAACCCTCCTGTTTGAGCCACTTCTTGTCCTCGTCGATGGATTTCATCACATCACGGAATGGCATCAACTCGTCTTGAACAACGGAAAGAAGTGCTTTTGCCGCATCAACATGACCCTCCCTTGCTAATTTCTTAACCCTTTCGGCCAACTGGACGATAACCTTATCAAGTTCAGACGCATCCATTTTCTGCATATTGAACTTGATGCCAGTTTGGATTGTAAGTGTTTGCCTGATGTGACTTGCCTCTTTTGTGATATATTCCTGTTTCTCTTTGAGGTCTTTTTGAACTTCTTCGGCAAACTCATGAAGGCTTGTGATTGTCTTCGTCTTGACCTTGATGTTTTGATTTACAATAAAGACATCACCTGCTCGTTTTTGCCAGTCAGCAAGACGCTTCTTGGTAATTTCTTCGGCATCATCAACGGTTTCTCCAATAAAATCAGCAAAATCCTTAATAAACTTGTCTTTTGCCTCTTTTGACATTCTGCCGAGTTTGTCCTGACCAAGCACCTTATTGATAAACATAGACATCAAACCTTGCTTCATTTCTGGTGTCAAGTTCTCAACGTCTTGCCCAAGGCTCTCAAGCATAATCTTGAGGTTGTCCTTAAAGACCTTAAATTCCTTCTCCGCTTCTACCTCATAGCCGAGATGGAAGTCGGTTTTGTTGGAAAATATCTCACTGAGTATTCCCTCATTTTCTTCTGCGGCTTCCTTGAACGCTTTACCTGCCCGACTGCTGTATAGTTTTGAGTTTTCGGTGAGTTCCTTCAGCATCTCACTATACGACGCCATACCAGCAGTGTTTTTGGCGAATGTAGCATCAGCCTTCCTTGCGGCATCAATACCCTTCTTAACCGCCCTGCTGTGCTCATGATACGCCATTACAATAGACTTGTTGTATTTCTTTAACGCGCTATCGTAGTCAGCAAGGTCTTCAACAAGGTCTTCGTTGAACCAGCCAGAGCCAGTTTCTTCTTGTGCTGATTGTATCGCATCGGCAATGTCAACAATCGCCTTTTGTGCGTTGGCGACATTTTGAACGGAATTGAACAAATGATCGAATTGTTCCTCAAGCGTCCGCACATTGCCTGCCTCATCAAGCAATGCTTGATTCAATATTCTATTGGGGGTTCCTGCGTAGTCGCGGATATATTGTGACCATTCATCAATGATTTGCTGTGCAGTAGCGGAGTCAAATTCTGGCTTAACAAGAAAAGTGCGTGAACTTTCCTGCTCCGTACCAAAACTCTTGGTGAGGTTTCTGAGCACCATTTCTCCCTTGCTGTTGGTGTCTGCTTGATAAGCATTAATGCCAGTGTTCTCCATCATCGTGCGAGTGTTCTTCAAACCCTCTTGTGATGCTTCAAAGATAGCATTGCCAAGTTCCTTGGCTCGCTCCATTTCGGCATTGTTACGCTGCCAAAGTTCAATCAATGCCGTAATTGCAGCCATACCAAGCATTGCAGGATTGAAAATCAGCGACTTTAGCGCAAGTGCTGCTGTTTTTGCTGCCCCTCCAACAGCAAGTAATCCCATTTTAAATGTACCAAGGCGCTTGGTTCCCATGATGGTATTCGCGGCAACCATCTTTTCCGAGTCTGCGAGTTGAAGATTGGTGATTATCTGCAACGCTTCTGCTTTGGTCACTTTCCCAAGTGCGACAAGCCTTGCCAATTCCTCAACTGTAAGTTTCTTTTCGGACATTGCGAGTTGGATGTCTGATAAGAACAGTCGCTTTGTTGCCGCATCCCTTGCCGCAAGTTCCGCTTTTGTTGTCTTGCCAAGCAAAAGACGCAGTTTGTCAACGACAATATTCTTTCTCGCAGCCGCAAGCCTTTCTTGCTCAGTTATAGTGAGAACACGATACTTGCTTGCAAGACTCAGTATTGATGCTTCTTGTTTGTTATGTGATGCGATAGACGCAAGTACTGCTGCATTGGTTTTACCAAGTGTTGTTGTGTATGCCATCACCGCAACACGATGCGCAGCCCACATTGCGGCACCAGTACCGATTACAGTTGCGACATCCTTCCAGTTCTTTGTGATTTCCATAAGGGCATCAGCAATACTCTTCAACGCATCGCCCATGCCGCTCTCAGCCATCTCACCATACATGATGTCCATCGCGTCCTTCACGTTCTTGAAACGAGCCTTGACGGACTGCGAAATGGTTTCCTGCATGTTGTAGAACATGCCGCCCTCGTTGGTCAAGTCTTTGATAACGCCCTCAACATCTTCGTAGGAGATTTCCTTTGAGCGCACCATCTTGCGGATTTCCTGTGTTGTCTTGCCCAATTTTTCGGAGAGTTTCTGCAACAGCGGCACGTTACCCATAGAGAACTGACGCAATGTGTAACCGCTAAGTGCAGCCTCACTGCGGACATGACCCAATGCAAGGGCGAGTCGGTCAACGCCAGTACCAGTTGCGGCACTGATGTCGGCTAATCGCTTAGTCATGTCGAAGAGTTCGGAGTACTTGAAGCCGTAAGCGGTCAACTGCTTGGTCATCTGGTCGAGTTCAACAACACCGAAAGGCGACTGAACGGCAAGACCCTTGATTTTCTCAAACAAGTCATTTGCCTGCGACTGGTTTTGCAGGATAGCACCGATGGAAAGTCGCTGCATCTCCAACTGACCACCGATTTCGATGATGTTGTGCAAGAACTGCTGACCACCCCAAACACCGAGGTACTGCATCGCCATTGACTTGAGGTCAGAGAGTACTTGAGACTGACCCTTTGCGCTTTCTGCTGTCTGGTTCAAGGCTTGCGCGAGACGTTGCTCTTCGTTGGTGAGTTGGGATGTAGCGGATGCGGCTCTCCTCTTTTCGTTGGTAAGACGCTCTGATTCATCCGCAAGTTTCTTGACATCTGGCAAAGTGTGTGTACCAAACATGGTTTTGCCAGAAAGAATATCACCAGCATTTGCCCTGTTATATCCCTGCTGAATGTTACGCATGACATTGGCGTATCTCTCAAGCATCAAGATATAGTTCTTTAACTCTGATGTGTCAACGCCAACCGCTGCGCTTTTGGCCTCGGTATCTTTCAGTTTTCGGATTTTTATTTCGAGTGCTGTCGCTTCGTTTCCAGCAACGCGCATACTCTCAGTAAGTTTCTCGTTATCCCGCTGCTGCTTTTTGACTGCATCGTTGGCGGCTTTCTTATTGGCCTTTTCCGTTGCCGAATTAAGCCTTTCCTGCTCTTTTGCTGCGGCAGTAAGAGATGGCTTCAACCGCTGAAACTCTGCGGTAAGCTGATTGACGATTTGTGAGTTTTTCTGGTCTTCCTCGTTAAGTGATTTGAGCCTGTTTTTAAACTCTTCAATTTTATTGCCTGCATCACCAATGCCATCGGTCGTTCCAGCGCCAGAAATAAGACTACGGCCAGTAGCGTTTAAAAGTCTTTGCTGTAACTCATTTGTCTCTTTAAGGGTCTGGTTGTATCTGGAAAGGCTGATTTCTGCGGTATTCTGCTCTGCGGTGAGTTTCTTTACTTGATCAATATCTTGTTTGTAATCGGCCTGTAGTGCAAACTTGTCAAAACCGCGTCCACCTTTCCCTTGACCAGTTTTAGCGATTTGCTCAAGTTCATCTCTCCATTCTTTTGCTTTTTGAATTGCCGTGTCAAGTTTCGACGTGTCAACATCTCCGAACTGCTTGCCGAGACGAGATGTCTGCTCTGCCTGCTTGACAAGATTGTCAAACTGGTAAAGTTCGTACTTGGCCTTTTCAATACTCTTTGAACTGGAAGCATTAGCGCCAGATGTTGTGGTTTCGTTGAGTTGCTTGAGCGCGGCATCAACCCTCGTGACAACCTCTCCGATGCTGACCATGAACTTTTGGAAACCCTCGTTCGTGCCTACAACATTATTGACGGCAGAAATCGCAGAGCCAAGAGCGGTAACCGCATCAGACGCGAGTTTGATTTGTGCCGCATAATCGGCAAAATTACCCTCTTTTGCCGCCTTGTTAAGACCCTCGACACCACTCAAAGCATTGCTGATTGCGTCTTTCAAGTTACTGAACTTAGATGCGTCAACACCCTCCTTGAATAAGTTCAAGAAGTCACCAAGGTTACCAGAAACATTGATTGCGATGTCCTTGTTTTGGAGCGCATCAAGATTTCTCTTAATCGCGGTCAGTTTGTCCGATGCTTCATCGGTGATTTGCACCGCAAATTTTAACGGATCAAGTGCCATATCTTTCGTTAATTTGTTTATTAATCTTGCAAAAATAAGCCAACAAAGCGTTGGCTTATAGAACATTGGTTGGAAAATGTATAAAAATACAACTTGTTGCCAATCACCTGCACGGTGGAGCGACGAGTTCTACCGACTTGCGCATCAAATACCCCATCGTCCATGCCGCCTTTTCAGTATCAGGCGGGACATTGTAGTACTCGATTATCGCCTGCTGCGCGTGATACAACTCATGGGAGAGCGTATCCCACCACTGCTCGGCAGAGTCTGCGTCGCCGATGAATATCAAGGACATGCGCAACGCCATGTTGGTCACGCAAAGCCCCGCGTTCTCCTGCCCGAACAAGACATTAACCGCCTTGTATGCGCCTTCCTCGTCTGAACCGAGCGACATCATATAGTTCATGATGTCTATGTCGTCATCCAAGTCAAGGTCGTAGCAGAGAACAATGCCCCATTTGCCGCGAACGTCAACGTACTCCGTCTGCATCACATCATCCTTTCCCAGTAGATGGGGATGCCCGCGTTGCACATCTTCGCCTCAAAGCAAGCGAGCGCATCAGAAGGCTCTCCGTCAGGATCAAGAAGCGTTTCTTCAACGTACATCGCACGTTGTTCATCGGTCTTCAGCGACTTGGGGTAGTCCGCTATCGCCATGTGGAACAGGTACCAGGCGGTATATATGTACTCGTCTGGCAGTTCCACCTTGTTAGCGGAGAGTATCTCAAGGACATCATCCACGGAGCGCATGGTAACGGGCTTCATCTGCCCGTCCGGGCCTTTCATCTCCATGCAGGAGATTGCCCATTTCGCCAACTTGCGGCTGAACATGCCGTGGAAGTTGTCCTCATACATTGCTCGTTCTTCAGTGATGTACTGTTTCATGCCGAAATGGTTGAAAATGGGTCGGACATCAAGCCGACATCCGACCCAAAGTTATCACATGAAGCGCCCGTTACGGCTCCTGCCGCGACGGTTTTCCATCATAGTCTCGCTCTCGTCTTCCGCATCTTGCCAGCCGTGTTTGTAGCCGTTTCTATAGCCCTCTTCGTACTGGTCGGTCGCGTTGCGGCGCATCGGCATGTTGCGGCGGTAACCGCCACGCATCTGCTGACGCATATTCTCGCGCATCTGCTCGTTGTCGTCGTTATTGATAATGATGTAAGGCATAATGTTTCAGTGTTTTAGTCGGACTTCTTCGTCATTTCTTGAACTCGCGGATGATCTCAAGAATCTCATCGAGTTTCTGTTCGGTAGCATCCTGCCTGTCCTTGAGGTCTTTAATCGTCCTTGCCTGTCGCTTTTCTTCCGCATAGCGTGGATTTAGCGTTTCAAGCATCTTCTCGCTCTCGGTGATAACCGCTTTGTGGTAAGGAACCTGCTCGATTGCTTTCTTCGATGTCTGCAACATCGCGTCCACCGCCTGCAACATCGCCTCACGGCTTCCGCTGAACGTGTTGTCGCCCCTTGAGGCGATTTCGATGTTCAACGGCAGTTCCGCAAACTGCTCGTCTTTGCCGTTGACGGTAACCATGATGTCGATGACCTGCTGCTGTTGCGCAAGCAGACCGTTCATCACGCCAGGGGTCTGCATCTGGTACTTCGCCCTGGGTTGTGATTTACTCTTGACGACACCTACATCAAGCGTAGGTTTCTCACCTTTGCGGAGAATGTAGAACGGATTGCCCTCTGTTAAACTGTTGAAATCCATAGTTAATTTGTTTATTGTTTGTTAGTCACTTGGTTAAGCGGTAGCCACCGACATGAGTTGGAGAATACCGTTGTACCTGTCATTGAAAACAAGCAGTACGCCCGTTCCAGTGATGTCGCCAGCGGTCACTTGTGTGCCGTTGAACGTGGTCAGGTTGCGGGTCGTGCCGTTCATGGTCAACGTGATGGGCAGTGTCGCCGTTGTTCCCGTTGGAATCGCATTGGCAATCCTGACGGTGAAATAGCCGACAGGCTGCAAGCGATGGAAACCCAGCGCAAAGTCCACTGCATCCGTTCCGACCGTCACATTGGTAGTGGCGATGTAAGGCGCTCCGTTGACGTTAGTTATTACATTGAAACATCCCATGACTTAAAACATTACGTTGTTGCCAAAGCCATTGCCGTAAAAACCGCCATTCACATAGGGTGTGGTGTTGACTGCGGTCAACTGAGGCCATTGAACCGGCACAGTCGAAGGCATCTTATCAGCAATCTCGGTCACCTTGGCCTGCAAGGGAGCAACGAGTCCGTTGACATAACCCGTGATGGCTGCGGTCTGGTTGGCGTTGTCAATCTGTCCGCGCAACTGGGTGATGATGTCGGCCTGCGTGTCAATCTTCGACTGCAACTCACGCTCCTTCAAGGCGCAGAACTGGTCGTTCATCGCAACGGTCTGAGCGTTGATGGCCTGCATCAAAGCATTGGCGTTGCGGTCAGCCTGCGTTTGTAGGGCATTCGTCTGCTGACACATGGCCAACTGGTTGTCGCAGCAGCACTTGCACAACTGGCTTGCAAGGCTTGCATCACCACTCTGGATGGCGTTGATGATCTGAGGAACACTCACTGCATTCTGCAATGCGAGGGTGTTGAGCGCGTTCTGCACGTTGGTGACACCGGCATTCACGAGGTTGAAGTCCTGGCCGATGGTGGTTGCGAGGTTCTGGATTGCGCTGCGGCTTGCCTCACCCTGCGAGGTGATGGCGTTCATGACCAGTTCACGACCGCTGTCGTTGGAAATCATGTTGCCGAGGTATGCAGTGCCTGCATTGCCGCCGCCCATGAAACCGTTGCCCCAGCCTCCGTTGCCCCAACCGAACATCGAGGCGATGATTGCGAGACCGAACAAATCAGCGATGCCGTTCATGCCGTTTCCGAAACCGAAACCGCCACCATTGAAACCACCGATAGGAATTGAAAAAGGAATGTTGCTACCATTGTTGCTGCCGTTGTCAGGCAACTGATAAATTTCAGCCATTGTTTGTGTTAGATTTAAAGTTTGTGTTAGTTAATTTGTCTATGCGCATCGACATGGCAAAATTACCACACCAAACCCTATATCGTAACATAATCCTTTGTCATTTCACTGCACGTTTTTGGCAGTTTTGACCCATCTTTTTGACCACTTTAAACACTTGACGCTCACACACTTTATACCTGCAAGAAAGTTTTGCGACAATGTAACTTGTCTTATTGCCTTCGGCTTTCATCTGCATGTAATCGTTGTATAAATCAAGCCATTTGTAGTCATCGGTCTTAATGCCGTTTTTGTGCAGTCTTTTCAGCAGTTCGCGGTTAAGCGACACAATATCATAGACGGTCATTGTTCTTTTTCGACAGGAACTTTCTCGCCAGTGTTCAATAACTTGTTGAGGTCGAAACCCCGCTCTTCTCTCGCCTTCTTGCGCTTCTTCCACTTCTCGACAGCCGCGTCAAGTTTCTTCGGGTCGGAAACCCAGCCTGGGTCGCCTGGCTTCTTGCCTTCGTTAGGGTCGTGCCTCTTGTAGAGCGTTAACGGGCAATCTGCCATCATTAACTGTATTTGAGCCGCAGTGCAACCCCAATAGTACTCGTACATAGGCACTCTCCAAAAGCCGAAGTAATCCCTCGGCATCACGAGCCACTGGAGTTGCTTTCGGTCTGCGAACGCTGCGCCATACTTAGTTCTTGAAGGGTAGCGTCTACTTCCTTCGCTCTCATCCTCATCAGCGAATCCCTCGCCTCGGTCAAGGACATGATAGTCCTGTAGTACTGCATCAGCGGAACTTTTTTTTTGCCGATGTCGAGGATAGCGTCTAACTGGATGTTGTCGTACTGACGGATGTAGTAGAACCATCTCCAACGGAACCAGTACTTGAACTTGACTGACCAGTAGCCGTTGAGCGTGATGATGGCCGCTGCTTTGCAGGCCAGCTTGCAGTCCTGCAAAATCTCGTCAAGAGCGTCAATGCCCGACGACTTGACATTATCGGTTTTGCCTGCCTTAATCAGCAGTCGGGTGAGTTTCTCCAACTGCCCGTTTTTGAGCCAGCGCACCTTGTATTTCTTGCTCGTACGGAGAACCTGCACCTCGGTGGGGTCATTGTTTATAAGCGACAGGTACGCCTGCTGTGCATCGAGGGTCGGTTGCTCAAGCACTTGCTCTGGAATTTCCTTTTTCTTCATGTGATTAAATTAATAAGGGCAATGGCAGTCAACCCACCACTGCCCTTGTTGTTGCCGTGAACCTTGAAGTACTCGATTGTGGAATTTCCAAATTAGCCGTTAGAGGTGGTGGTGGTTGCAATATCCAAGATACCGAACGCGCCGTCACCAGACTCGGAGAGCGAACCACTCAGCACAACGCAGAGAGGCTTGTTGCTGCCGTCGAAGGTCACCTGTGCGGTAAGTTTTGCCTTCTTGACGTAGAACAAACGCTGCTCGGTGTCATCGAGGATGAGCAGACCGAGCTCAACGGACTTCTGCGCAGCACCAAATGACTTGCCGCTTGCGATAGCGGTTACAATGTTTGGGGTCTTCAACGCACCGACAGGCAGGGTGATCTGCGTGTCAGCACCTTCCGAACCGAAACACAACTGCATAATCTGCGTGTCGTGGCAGGGAATCTCGATGCTCAACTCGGTGTCACCAGGGGTGAACGTGGATACCCAGTCGGCGTTCAAACCATGAACCTTGAAGTGCTCGATTGAGGGAGCACCAGTGTCGAAACTGAAACCGCTATCCTCGGAGCAGGGGAACTCAAGCAAAGTCTTGTTCTCTGCAAGAGACAGAGTGAAGCCGTTTGCCGCAGAGCCGCTGAAAGTGAAACCACCTTCAACGGCGAAAATTGCGCTAATGCCTTCAAAGACATTGGGCTGCAAAGACGCTTTCTTTACAATAGTTGAATCTGCCATAGTTTAATCGTTTATTTAAGATTTGATCGTTCTTAATTTGAATGTGATTTGCGTAACCTGATAGCCGTAACCGTCACTTCCTTGCATCAAGATTGCAGGATTTGACGCTTCTACGGCATCGCCGACAATAGGGAACAAGTCGAGCACTTGCTGGACAAGGTTGGATTGCGCGTTGACATTCATGGTGCCATCGGTCTTGGCTTTGCAGAAAACGGAAATCAAGCCGTTTGAGCCAGAGCGGAAACCAAGCCCACCCTTTACCATTCCGTAAATCTGCGCTGGCAAGGAAACGACGACGAACTGCGTCACTTCCGACTTCAACGATTTCGGACGCTCAAGATAGACTGGCTTGCCAGTCTTCTCCGCTGCGTTTACGAGGTCGTTAAAAATCTTATATAGAAATGTGTCGTTCGCCATTATGATTTCCTTACGAGTTTTAGCCAAAATACTCCAACCTTCTCTGCGTGGGTGTAAGTGTCAATGATACCAGTCGTGCTCCTCTCGTTCTCGATGATGTCAGCATACTCAACAGGGTATGCCACGACAATATCGAATAGATTATTACCTTTTGGTGTAAAAGAGTTAAAGAAAAGCCTTGCATCATTTTCACCCCACCCTTTGTCCGTCTTCACATCTGCGCGAAACATGCTCGTATCACCCGAATAGTCCGGATTAAAGAAATATCTCTTTCGATACTTGTTGTTCGCGGACATCTTGACTTGGATTGCCTTGGGAATGAACTGCTCCGAAGCGTAGTATGCTGTAAGTGGCTTTCTCTCCCGATACAAGCATACAACAATCGAACTGAGGAGATTTCCCGTGAAGTCATGCGCGTCTGGGTTTTCTCTCCTGTAACGGATAGCAGCCCAACACAAGTCTTGGCAGTAATCCCTGCACCGCCTCTCCACCTCGTCGATTATCTTCTTGCGGTAATCGTCGATAGCGTCAAGTATGTGCTTGTTAGTTGCGGACATACTTCCAAAGGATGTGAGTACCCAAGTTGCTCGGTCGCTTGTCAACGACAAGCCCGTATTCCCTATACCCGTAGCGTTGCAGTATCACCTTGTCACCTTCCAACGGAATGGTTTCTTCCGTCCACTCGTCCTGCTTTGTCGGCAAAGAGAGCCAGCGGTACGATGCGTTAACATCGCCATTGTCGGAAACGGTGTCACGGCTGTAACCCCTGCAAACACCTCTGTAGATTACCGTCGCCCCTTCGCCAGCACTGGCACAAGGGCAATCGCAGTCCGAACAGGCGCATCCGATGCAACACTGACCTACCTCGTCGGACATAGCATCCGACACGATGGTCTGGTCTTCCATCGGACTTACCTCCGCGAATCGGATGATTCTACAGAAGTGCGGAAAGCGGGGATTGTCAACTGCCATGACGTTACGGATGTCTGCGGATTTTACGGAAACCAGTACCCTTAAAACCCCATTTGCCGCCTGCGACATCTGCGAGTTCATCCTCGATACCCCACTTTGCGAGCAAGGCGCGAGCCAAGCGCAAGAGATTGCTCCTGTCGGAGTAAGTCCATGCGCTCGTACTCTCCGAGTGTTCCCAGTCGCCATCCCTGTCGGTGACCCTCTGCGACGACCCCGCACCTGGGGCGAGATAGAGGATGAGGTAAGCGTAAATCAAGTCACGCTGACGCTCATCCAAATCCCACTGCGAGGCTTCGGGGTCAACGCCTGTCTTGAAAAGGATGTTGGCGATGATGGTTTCAGTGACGTTAGCACCAGGGAAAAATCCGTTGATGTAATCAATCACAGTCCTGTTTTCCGTTGCCATAGTTGTTGTCTCAGGTCACGTTTGCGTAAATTTACGACTCAGACCATACGGTAACAATACCGTAATCGTTCACGTTGTTGAACACGGGGCCAGCGTAGAGTTCGCAGTCCACGATGTTCATCATGGGACGGTCATGCCATACATCCTGCACGGCGATGCGACCCTCAACCAGAGTGGTGCGCACGCTGTCGTTGTGTGCGCCGAGGGATGCGCGGTCAGCGAGGATGCTGCGCATACACTTCATCTCAAAGGGCTTGTAGGAGCGGCTGCAAGCGGCCATGTTGTGTACATCGAACGCGGGTGCGTCGTTGACGGGCTTGCCGTCTTCCTCATGGCGGGTCTTGAAGTCAATCACGTCGAAAGGCCAGATGCCCATCTCGTCGTGCATCCATGCAAGCAGGTCGCTCTTGACAACCTTCACGTTGTCGGGAGCATAGAAGTTCTTGCCAGCCTTGTAAGCGGCAGTCACAGCGGGATGCTTGAGGATGTTGTCCAGCAAGGTCTTTGAAATCTTCCAGTGGTCAACACCGAGCGAAAGAGTGTCGGTGAAATAAGACTGGAAGGTCATAAAGTCCTCGATGGGGTCTGCGCTGGTGTTGGCAGTGCCGTTGGTGTTGAACCACTCGGAGCCAGAAGCGGGCGCGGTGAAGTTGGCATCGGGAATCTGGAAGTCGAAATCGTAGCGGAAACCATCAATGGCAACATCGTGGATACCACCAGTCGAAAGCGCCTGCAAGGTCATGTACGACAACTCGTTGTGTACGCCACCAAGCATGTTGCCTGAGTTGTTGATGAATGCGTCGATAAGCGACTCGCCGAAAGTGAGGTCGTTGAGCTTTGCGATACGGCGCAACTCAATCATATCATCCTCAGTGATGCTGAAGCCGTGACCAATCTTGGGCAAGGTACCTCCGTAGATTTCCCAACCCTGGGTGCTGCGCTGGGGCTTCTCGGAATGAGTACCCAAAACGCTTGCACGAACGAGGATAGGAGTCTTCTTCACTCCCTGCTTCCACTCGCGCTCATTGCTGGGAACACCCCAGTCTGCGTAGCGACGCCAGATGGCATCGTTGTACTTTGCGTTCACGTTGTCCAGAACAACACCGAAACTCTCTGCGTTAAGGTAGTTGTACAGACCACCAATGGTGAAAAGATTCTTGTCGATCATCTTTTAGTCCTCCTTTCTTTACTTGCGGTTAGAGAAACGGAAGAAGCAGCCATTGGCGAGCAACGCGGCCTTGAGACTGTCAGTCAGAGGCGGCATACGGCGCTCAAGCACGGGCTTCTCCATGCAGTTCCAGATGTAGTCAACGTCCATCGCCGTAGCGTCGGGGTCAAGCACGTTGTCACGATAAGTCAAGCCGTTGGGAACGACCTTGACCTTCTTGGTGGTTCCGTTGAACTCGGCAAGGATGTCGTTCGCTGCGATGAAGGCGGTACCGCCAGACGCAACGGCATCAACGGAAAGAACATCGTAGCCAGCATTGCTGCTGTCGATTGCGGTAACGGTAGCCACGTTTGAAACGGCAGTGCCGAGGTTTGAGCCTACAACACCGAGTTTCATGCCGACCTTTGCGGTCGTGCCGTTCTCGTGCTTCTCAACGGTGATGGTCTTCGTGGCAGAAGTGCCGTCAACAGCCACAACCTTAAAGGTGTAAAGAGGCACGATGGTGCGGGCTTGCTCGTCAGCGTACACGGGAGTACCTGCGGCCAGTGCGTTGCCATAAGTGGGCATGTCATCGAGGTCGATGCTGAAACCGCCAACGGCAACGATAGTGTGACCCTCGAAACACTTGCGGACACCGCCGAAGTTCGAGCTCCACTTCACATAATTGTTGATTGTTCCTCTCATGTTAACTTGTTTACTTGTTGTGTGTTACTTAAAGTCTTTGCTAATTTCGGCAGCATAGTTCGCGTTGCGCTTGTTTTCCTCTTTGAGTTTTTCAATGCGCTCTTTCACGAAATCCGCGCTGCCACCCGTGCCGCCACTATCACCGCCGAAGGGTTTTCCTCCGTCGCCGTAGTAGCGCTTGTAACGCTTCTCATAGGCGTCAATCGCCGACTGCTTGAGTTCGTCGAACGTGGGTTTCTCTCCATATTCGATGTCACCCAAAGCATCGTCAACGCAAGCCTCGTTGTTGGCCTTGAGGTCAATGAGGTGCTTGCGGAGTTGCGCCTTGACACGGTTTTTGGCCTCGGTCTTCTCCCTGTCGGCCTGTGACTTCATGAAATCGGTGACGGTCTTCGACAACTTGCCGATTTCTCCCTCTTCGCCCGTGAGCTTTGCGAGAGCATTGGCGACTGCGTTGCCGATTCGCTCGTCCAGGTTCTCTGGCTCTTTGCTTCCGTCTTCGCCGGTCTTCTTGTCGGGGTGCTGGCTCTTGTACTCTTCAACGGCCTTCTCTACGGCCTTTGCGATACGGTCTTCAACATCTTTCTTGTGCTGTTCATCGTACTGCTTGGCGTAGTCGGCCTTGAACTTCTCTGCGAATGCCTTCTCGTCGTGGCGCTTCTGCCCTGCGAACTCGTTAAGAGCGGCAACGGGGAATTTCCACGTCTCGTCGGTAATTGCCGAATCATCGGCAAACATGGGAAGGTACACGTCAGCGATACCCTCAAACGTCTTGTCACTGATGGACTTGCAGTTGTCTTCTCCAACCTTAGTCCTGAGATTTTGAATGAGAATGTCTCTCTCCATAGTTGATTTGAATTGATTTCTTTTTTTTAACCTGCGTTTCTCGCAAGCAGATACTTTGGTGCAAAGATATGCAAACAAAAGAGTATTTTTATACAAATTTGTGGAAACAATCCGCTCGTTTCCAAAATGCCTAAATCTATCGAAAATATTCATACTAAATTTGTTACCTAAATAAATGCAATCAAATGACAACAAAGGATTTATCGGATTTTCATACCAGAGATGGCAAGCCCATCTACCCTCTTGAGTACATTGTCGGTCTTCGTGAGAAGGAAGACAAGGCATCGTTCATCGCCCAAAGCGGCGCACAGGAACTCGGATTGAGCAACACCGCTGACATTGTTGTGTTCGGAGGCAACCGAGGCGGCGGCAAAGCGAACAGCGTAAACACGCTTGTCGCAACACCAAACGGCTATAAGAAAATGGGCGCACTTGAAATCGGCGATGAAATCTGCACTCCATACGACGGCGTTCAGAAGGTGAGCGGTATCTACGACCAAGGCTGGCAAGCCGCATATACGGTCTGCCTCGATGACGGCACTAAGGTCGTGTGTATGGATGACCACCGCTTTTGGGCAAGGCTCGGCGAAGGCGAGGATTTCAGGGAAATGACCGCAAGGGAAATTTTCGACAGGTATGTCATCAATGCGAAATATCCAGTATCGTTGCGCCAAGATGTGTTTGAATACGCCGAAATACCTTTATGCGGAGAAGTGGCGATGAACGAGGATATGACACCAGACAAACTGCCCATCCATCCGTTCGCGCTCGGTCATATCAGCGGCGACGGCACATGGACATTCGGGAAAGACGGCATTACTCTGCGCGGCGGCAACCACTACACATCATATCATTTGTCTTTGTTGGGCTATAAAGTGACACTCAAGCCGAGATCAAGGCACATTTGGCAGATACGCGGCATACCGCTGGATGTCTGCAACCAAATCACGACACGCAGGACAAGGCAGGACGCGCATATCCCCGACATGTACAAAACCGCATCCGTGCAGTCGAGATGGGAATACCTGTGGGGTGTGATTTCGATAAGCGTCCGCGCAAGAAGGGGAAAGAAAAACCCTGGCCCTTACATTTGCCTAAAGAACAAGAAGTTCATCGAGGAAATCGCAGACCTCGCCCGTTCGCTCGGAATCTATGCGACGGTTTACGAGGAAACCGAAGACCAGGAAAAGTGGGGCTGGTGGAACGTGTCACTCAAAGCACCGAACGACGCAGAACTGTATCCGTCTTGTAAGGTCAATTACAGCAAAAGCGCTAAAGTGAATGCCAACAAAGCGACAAGCCCTTACTCAAAGGGTATATTGACGAAGAAAATCCTGCAAATCAAAAAGGATAACGTCAAGCGCCAGTTCCGCTGCATTACGGTCACTGGCAAAGACCACTTGTATCTCACTGAAGGCTACAACATCAACCACAACACTGTGACTATGCTCATGGAGCCGCTGTACGACATCAGCAACAGGCACTTCAATGGCATCATCTTCCGTAAGAACAAGGATGACTTCGAGAACATCATCAACGAGAGCAACAGGTGGTTTGATAAACTCGGCAAATACAACAAGTCGAAAGACGATATGACGTGGAATTTCCGCTCTGGCGCGAAACTTGGTTTTTGGTATTACGACATGCCGATGGTGGACTTCGACATCAAGTTCCGTGGTCAGCAGTTCGCATACATCGGCATCGACGAGTTGCCGCAGATTCCGTTTGAGATGTTCAAGTTCCTGATGACTTGTAACCGAAACACGTTCGGCGTGCATTCCCGCATCCTCGGCACCTGCAATCCAGACCCGCTGAGTTGGCTGAGAAAGTTCGTTGACTGGTGGATAGGGAAAGAAGATACCATATACTCTGATGGTCAGACCCATCCCGAACTGAAAGGGTTCGCCATCCCCGAACGTGACGGAGTGGTAAGGTACTGCTACATGCCCGACGACTCGGTTGATAACATCGTTTGGGGCAACACACCCGAAGAAGTGTATGAGCAATGCAGGGAACTCATTGATGACGCATGGGACCCCGAATGGGAGAAATACGGCTACACGAAAACATCGTTTTTCGTCAAGTCGGTCACGTTCATCAAGGCTTCGCTGAAAGACAACAAGGCGCTCTTGAAGAACGACCCGTCGTATGTCGCAAACCTGCTTAACCAACCACCCGAAATCAGGGCAAGGGAGTTCGACGGCAACTGGGACATCATCAAGACAAGCAGCGACATGATACAAGCCAGCCACCTTGACAGCGTGTTCCGTAACGCGCAAAAGACTGACGATGGCGTGCGTAGGGCATCGTGTGACGTTGCAGGTACTGGCGGCGACAACTGCGTGACGTGGCTATGGATAGGATGGCATGTGGCTGATGTGTTCGTGTGCCGAAGAGACCCGTTCAACACGGCTTCACTCCTCAAAGCCAAGTTGCAGGAATGGGGCGTGCTTGAGCAAAACTTCACCTATGACCTTAACGGCATGGGGCAGGTGCTTAAAGGCGCTTTTCCGAACGCCGTTCCGTTCAACAACCTTGAAGCTGTCGCAAAAAAGGACAAGAACCTATACGACAACATCAAGTCGCAGTGCGCGTACAAGTTCGCAGAGCGCACACAGCAGTGCGAATGGAGCATCGAGCACACCTTGCTTAACCGCAAGTATCAGATAGGCAAGGAAACGCGCACATTGTACGACATCCTGCAAACCGAGCGCAAATGCGTCCGTCAGGACATGTCGAAAAGCGACAAGGGCTGGTGCCTTATCCACAAGGAACAGATGAAACACAAGTCGCTTGTCGGCCACTCGCCCGACTTCTTTGAGGCGTTGTTCATGCGCGAAATCTTCGATGTCAAGAAGACGCAGGCGGTCGTTCCCGAATGGGCGAGGTCATCACACAACAAATTCGTACACCGAAGACTCATTAGAAGATAAACAAATACTATGGCAGAAAACATCACTCAACCGAAACTCAGGGAGCTCTTGACAAAGAGACCCTTCACGAGAATCATGCCTGGTGGTCAGTACGACCACGGCTACATTGACGGCGACAACAAGGAGATTATCATCCCGCACGACACTATCCGCAGGAAAATCGTCACGCAGGAGGATTTCTTGCGTGAACTCGACCCTGCCGGTCACCTCATCAACGACAAGGAACTCTATCCCGACATTTGGGTAAAGAACGAAGATGACGGCAGGTGGTATGTGCAGGAGATTCCGCGCTACGCTTTCTCGTTCCAGCAGATTATCCTCGTCAAGCACTTGACGCACCTTTGCGGTAATGACGTGCAGTTTGAGCTTTCCGACAAGAAGGCCACCGACAAGGCGACAAAGACCTACACCGAACACCGCAACGGATGGGCGAACAAAAACATGGAAATCGGCTGGTATCAGCTTGTCAAGTCGGTCAAGGCGACTGGCGACGGTGCTTTTGTCGGTTTTATGGACAAAGGCAAATTCGGATGGAAGGTGCTTTCGTTCCTTGACGGCGACAAACTCTATCCGCACTATAACCTGCGCACTGGCAAACTCGACACGTTTGCAAGGACATACACAGCCATTGATGAGAAAGGCAATGTGTCTAAGCGGTATATTGACGTTTGGGACGATCAGTACTACTACCGATTCGTTGCAGACGGCGACCCTTCAACCATCACTGGCAAAATTGTTCAAGCCATTGTTAAGGCATTCTCAGCAGATGGCTACAAACTTGAGGAGAAGACACCGCACCAGTTCGACAGTATTCCCGTGTCTTACATGCGTGACGATAACGGCCCATGCTGGACATTCTCGCAGGAAGCCATCGAGAACTACGAACACGCATTCTCCAACCTTGCGCACAGCAATCACGATTTCGGATTGCCGATTATGTATGTCAAGGGTGAAGGCAGCGAGGTCATCGAGAGCAAGGATATGTCCTATGCCTCAAAAATCATGTTCCTGCCGTCGGACGGCGAGGCTGGCTTCCTTAACCGACAGGATGCGAGCAACGCCTACAAGGGTGAACTTGACAAACTGGAAGAGAGCATCTACAAGCAGTCCTTTGCAGTCAAGACTCCAGAACTGAAATCGGGCGACACTCCTGGCGTTGCGCTGAAAATCATGTATTCGGATGCGTTTGAGAAAGCGATGAACGATGCGCACGAATACGATGGTTGTTTGGACAAGATTATCGACATCTTCAACTGGGGTTACGGCATCGAGAGTGAGAGCAGGCTGGAGTTTATGAACACCAACATTAGACACTACATTGAGCCATATATCCACCTCAACCTCAGCGAGTTAACTCAAAATCTCAACACAGCAGTACTTGGTGGATTCTTGTCAAAGCAGACCGCTTCGGAAAAACTTCCTTACGCTACACCTCAAGAGTGGGAGCGCATCCAGCAAGAAAAGCATGATGCAGATATGCACCAGTTGCTCGTTGAGGAACAACGTATCGAAATCCAAAACGAACACGCTGTTGAGATGCAAGAAGAGGTTGCAGAAATCCAGACTAAGCAACAAGTAGATGTAATAAAGGCTCAAAACGAGAATCAAGAAGATAATGGTGACAAGAAAGCCAAGCAATCGAAGAAAAAGGCTGGCTCTGTAGCCACTGGACGTAAGCCAGGTCGCCCTAATCTCTTGCACACTGACCGATGGGGCAATAGGACGGATGGCTCTGAAAACAACTGGGATAGGTGGAATAACTCACATTAGTTATCATAATTCTATCGTTTCCACTTGTTTCAATTTGTTTCCAGTCACATATCATAAAATACGGAACTTTTGTATATACTTTTGTAGCCAACAATAATTCTTTTATTATATGGAAAACGAAATTTGGAAGCCTGTTGTTGGCTATGAAGGTTTGTACGAGATTAGTTCGCTTGGCAGGGTTAAAAGATTGTCACGCATTAGCACAGACTCAAAGGGAAGAAAAAGGCTCTACGAAGAAAGGATTTTGAAGAACAGAATTTCCAAGCAAACTGGTTATCCTGATATAAATCTTTCAAAAAATGGAGTTGTGAAAACCATCTGCGTTCATAAACTGATTGCAGATGCGTTTATTCCAAATCCATACGGCTTACCCTGTGTAAACCACATTGATGAGGATAGATCAAACTCTGTACTTTCTAATCTGGAGCGTTGTGATTACTCGTACAATAACTCATACGGAAGTGCAAACGCAAAACGAAAGGCAACTTTGCGAAAGAACCTTGAAGGCAAGCATAAGACTATTTTCCAATTCAATATGGATGGTAGCCTTGTTTGTGCTCATCAATGTGGGGTCAAGCAACTTGAAGAGTCGATTGGCTATGATATTGGTGACTGCTTAAATGGTAAAAGTAAAACAGCGCATGGTTATGTGTTTAGCTACAACAGCATCTTCAAATACGAAGAAGACAAACCGAAGTCCCACCAAAAATATGTCATACTTCTTGACGACAACAACAACGAGGTAAAGCGATACAAGAGCGTATCAGAAGCAGGGCGCGAAAACGGTTTTGATAGGCACATGTTATCCAGAATACCAAAGATTGACGGAGTAGTAACGGTTAATGGACTTAGGTTTATTGTTGAACAAAAGGAGAATGAGTATATCCCAAAGGGACGCAAGGGGCCAAGACCAGACCTCAAAGGGAAAGGGGCAAAACCTGTATGCCAATACACAAAAGACGGTGAGTTTGTCAAGGAATTTCCAAGTGCAACAGATGCGGCAATTTCTTTTGGTAAAAAACTATGCTCAGATATAACAAATTGCTGCAAAGGTAACCTCAAGACGGCCTATGGTTTTATTTGGAGATACAAGGGCGAAACAGCACCCGAACCATTCAAAACCGATGCAACCCGAAAGATAAATCAATTTACCTTTGATGGTGAATATGTGGCAACACACAACTCTATTAAAGATGCAATCCGCACACTCGGAAAAGGTGTTACGACCTGCATCGGGAATAATCTTGCTGGCAGAACACATTCCGCTTATGGCTACGTTTGGAAATATGCAAATTGAACTTGACCAAATAATCCTCGGCGATTGCCTCGACATCATGCCGTCAATACCCGACAAGAGCATTGACGCAATCATCTGCGATCCGCCATTTGGATGCTTGAATAAAGGCAACACAAGCGCAAAGTGGGATAGCGTTATCCCGCTTGCTTCAATGTGGAAGCAGTTAGAGCGCATCATCAAGGACAACGGGGCAATCGTGTTGTTTGGTCAAGGAGTGTTCACCGCTAAACTCATCCTCTCAAACGAGAAACACTACCGCTACTCGCTTGTGTGGGACAAGAAACTGAAAACAGGTTTTCTAAACGCTAAACGCGCACCTTTGCGGCAACATGAGGATATTGCTGTGTTCTACCGCAAGCAACCGACATACAACCCGCAGATGGTCAAGTGCGAACCGCACAGGCGCAACCACTCAAAGGGCAACATGGAGAAACCGACGCAGAACCGATGCTACGGAAATTTCATCGAAACGCCGACAATCATCAGTGACGAGAAATACCCGACAAGCATCATAAGCGTCGCTAAACTCCATCCGACTGGCAAATCGTTCCATCCAACCGAAAAACCAATCAACCTAATGAGTTGGTTAATAAGGACTTACACCGATGCGGGGGGGGTAATACTCGACTTCTGCGCTGGCTCTGGCTCCACTCTGGTCGCAGCAATAAGGGAAAACCGACACTTCATCGGAATAGAAAAGGAGCCAGAATATCACGAAATCGCAAAGAAACGCATAAATGACGAAATCAATGACAAAAAACAAAGACTGGACTGGCAATGGTAACAGCATCTTCAAGATGCTCGGCGCAAGCAACCACACCGACAAAGAACGTGAGAAACACGATTTCTACGCTACCCACTGGTCTGCCATCGACCTCTTGAAGAAGAAAATCGACCTGCCGAAGCAGATACTTGAACCTGCCTGCGGCACTGGCTGCCTATCCAAACGATTGACCGAACTCGGTCATGAGGTGAAGTCCTACGACCTCATCGACCGAGGCTACGGCGATGTGCAGGACTTCTTTGCGATGACCGAACCGCCGTTTGAGGGCGACTTCGCCATCGTGACAAACCCGCCATATTCCGTGGTTACTCCTTGGGTCTTGCACTCGCTCGAACTCGTTCCCGAAGGCTCGCTGGTCTGCCTTTTCCTCAAAACGACGTTCCTTGAGAGCAAGGGAAGGTATGACAAGATATTCGTAACTACCCCCCCGTCAAGGTTTTACAGTGCATCGAGAGGGTCTTATGCGCAAAAAACGCTGACTTCGACTATATGCGTAAACACGGCGGGAGTGCAGTCAGTTACGCATGGTTTTGTTGGCGTAAATCCGACTACAACCAAACAACATTAGACTGGATATAATGGCACAACCGATTAACATCAAACTCGACACAACGAAATACCGCATTCCGACCGACGATGACATCAAAGCGGCAAAGCAGTTCATCCTGCAACGTGAGCAATACGCAGGAGTGCTGCAACAGCGCATAGACGATGTTATCGCCGTTGGTGCGGTGCGCGTCGTTGAAATCTGCTACAAATACGATGTTGATCCCAAACTGCTCTATTTCTCAAGCGGTTTCAACCAGGACATGATGAGCGAGATTTCCGATGTGATGGACGAACTTGAGGAAACAATACTCAACCTCATCTACGAATACTCCACCCGCGTCACCGATGACCGCGACCGCATGAGTATACTCGCGGCATGGATAGCGTTGCTCGGAAAAGGTGACCGCAACCTGCAAGACACGCTTGAGAACTACATGTACAAGATGATGAAGGACTGGGAAGCGGCTATCGCAGCGATGCGCTATGCGGGGCTTAACGTGGCACAGGCATCAACACGCATCAAGACTTACCTGCATCAAATCTACAACATGCCCGAAGTACGTTCAGCGTTCAAGAAGTGGCAGGAGTTCACGGCGACATACATCCGCAGCAGGGGAATCCAGTACGGAGCGGTCGGCATATCGAACAACGGCAGCACAAACGTGGTGAATATGGCGAAACATACGTTGCAACTGGCCTGGAAACACAACCAGCAACTCGACTTCGAGGAAGATGACGGCATAACGGGTTTCATAGTGATGAGGGGCAGCAATTATTTGTGCGATTTATGCGACAGTTATTGCGGCTTTCACACGCTTGACGAGTTTGATGCACTGCCCCCAAGACATTATCACTGCCAATGCGTAGCCATACCCGTTTACAGTATTAACGATGTAATTATTTGACTATATGGACGTATCAAAGAATTTAGAAGATAAAGCGAAAAAATACGGCGCATCGGTGCGCGACATGATTATGGCCGACCTCGTTGGCATCGGCTACTCGGAAAACGACGCATACGCTATCGCATACAACGGGATGATGCCCATGAGCACTTTCCAGATGCGTGACGCAAGGGAAAAGACGCTGAAGAAAGCGGGATATAAACGTGCGCTGTCGGCAAGGCTTGAACAGCAGGGAATGAGCGACCATTTGCCCGTTGACGGAGAAGATGAACTCATCGACAAGCGCAAGACGGCGAAACTCATTATGACAGCCGCCTTGAAACAGCCCAACGACAGCAAAGAGCGCATAGAAGGACTGATGAAATATGCCGACATCATGGGATATAAGAAAGATGTCGAGGAAGCGGATGCGACGGAGAGCATCAGTTTCTTCTTCCCTTTGAAATGCAACCAATGCCCCTTCTTGTTCGCATACAACGAAACGGCATCAAAGAAAGACCAGGTACGGCCAGTCGAGATGGGGCGCATCATCGAAATGGCTCAACCCATCATCAAAAAGGCCAAGAAAAAGAGCGCCGAAGCCTAAACTCCGACACTCTCAGCCAAATGGGAAAAAAAGCAACATCATTCTTCGACTTCATTAAGCATCTCCTCCAAGACCTCATCAGAACGCTCCTGCTCTTCCGTAGGGGCGTTTTCTTTGGCTTGGGCATCGTATGCTTCCCGCCACTGCAAAAAGTCGTCAGCGAGCCTCTTTGCCTCTTTTATGAGGTCTTTGCGCTCTTTCTTCTTGCGCAGCAAATCTGGGTTGAAGTACACTGACATGCACATCTGCACGGCACGGTGGAAATAACCGTTGTAGATGGACGACATGGCGAGCATGTTGGTGAATATGCTCGACAACGCGCCGTTGTTGCGCTCGTCAGCGTAAAGTTCGGTCAGCATGGCGAAACACTCGCTTGTCTGCGGCACCTTGGTCTGCCAAAGCCCCTCAAGGTCACTGACGCAGATTTGCTCGATGTCGAGCTTGTCCTTGCCTTTGCCTGCGGTGACTTTCGTGCGCCAGACCTTGTAGTTCCCCACCCTTGCGGGCTTAATGAACGGAATTTTTCTCCTGTTATCCATGCACGTTCTTTTTCAGGTGTTCGACAAGTTCATCCATCGAACGGAATAACTCGCTCTCGTTCTTGCCGACACCACCACCCTCAAAGAAGAAGATGGCGTCGGAAATCCTGTCGTGGCAAGCTGCCCCGTCACGGATGAAGTACACATCATCGCCGACGGCAAACCTCTTTCCTTGCCTGTAATTCTGCCTCAAGTACTCAAGGATGCCCGATTCAAGGATGCTGGCATCAAGACTCTGGAAGACCTCCTTTTCGCGATCTAAGGCTTCTTCGCTCTCTTGAGCCGCATGGGACAAGTCCTTTACGGCCTTCTCGACGAAACCGACTGGAATGTCAACGCTTACGCAAACACTGATCTGGTCACTCATAGCGGTATCTCGTCTTACGCTTTGCCACGTTTCTTGCCTCGTCCCTTAACAGAGGGCGCCTTCTCTTCGGATGAATCGGCATCACCCTCTTCAGCAGCGTCCACTTGCTCAACTTCGACAGGCGCTTGAGCCAGTTCTTCCTTCTCTTCGGCATCTGCGTCTTCTTTTTTGGCGGCTCTCGTGAGCGAATTGCCCACCTCAACTTCCTTCGGGGCGTTGCGCCCAACTAAAATCTTGCTCATAATAAAATTGATGTTTATGGTTCATACTCGTTTGTTCAGAATCCTCTCCAAGAGGTTGCGGTTGTACAGCCTCTCGTTCTCGGCGCTCAGACGCAGGCACTCGCTCTGCATGGAAACAAGGTCTGCACCCGACTTGGCCAGCTTCTCCTGGAGTTTGTCCACATCGGCGCAGGCTTGGTCGAGCCTTCCGCGCGTGTCGACGTACAGGTCTTCGTAGTCTTTCGCCGTCTTTTTGGCCTTGACCATCTCGTTTTGCGCTTCAACGAGGCTCTTGCGCACAGCCCCCAACTCTTCGGCAACGCCGTCGAGTTCTTTCGCGATGCGCACTCGCTCGTTCAGCAAGCCATTGTACTTGTCAACGGCCTCTTGTTTGCAGAACCTTCCGCAAACTGGGCATTTCGCCCTCTTGTCGTTCTCTTTTTCGCTCATAGTCGTATATTGTTTAAAGTTACTTGCCCGTGTGGCCGAAACCGCCGGTGCCTCGCTCGGTGTCCGACAGTTCATCTACTTCGCGCAAATCGGCGTCTTCGGATTTGTATATCGTCATTTGCGCGATGCGCTGACCGCGCTTGATGAAGAAAGCGTTATCCCTGTTGTTGACAATAACACCGATAGGTCCCCTGTAGTCGCTGTCAATCTTGCCTAAAAGCACGTCGCAGTCGAAACGCATGTCGGGTTCCATGTCGGATGCCGCAGAACCCGCGAAACCCTTTGACGAATATCCGCTGCGCGGCTCAATCTTCGCTTCATAACCCAACGGCAACTCGATGGCGAACATCATGTCGATGATTTGTCTCCCAGGCTTGACGCGCATGTCGCAAGGGGCATAAAGGTCGTATGCGGCACTGCCTCGCGTCGCTTTTGTAGGCATGATCGCCGCGTCACTCAATTTCTTAATCTTAACTATCATATATCTAACGCATAACTGATTTTGTCATCACAAAACATTCCGTATAAATAACCCGCCGATGTCCTTTTGCGGTTACCAGACATGTCGTTCCAGCCCAATCGGGTCATCTCGCCGCCGAACGCCCTCTGGTTGTCAGGCTCCTGAGCCCAGCGCTCGCAGAAACTAACATAATCGGCGTACAGTTCAGACGCGCTAACCCACTGCATCCTATCCTCCCAGTGACCCGACCTGCGGTTAGGCGAGAAACCAGACCTCTGTAAGAACACCTGGACCGTCTGGCCGTTCTCAAGCAAGTAGTCAGTCATCTGCTCATCGGAGACTTTCGATGTCGTGAATTTGAAGTTGTCGCGCACAAGCATCCTATACCCTTCAAGCATCCAGTTGCGGATACCGCTCAACTCGCCCTGCAACTGGCTACCCAACTCGGCGTTCATGTCCTCGGCGCTCACGGTAGTGCGGAACGGGATGATGAGCAGCCTGCGCATCAGCGCATTGTCGATTTTGCGGTTGACGGGTCTGCGGTTCATGTTGAATATCAAAAACGGGATGTCGAAAGCCGTCTCAGGATTGCAGCCCAGTTTGCGTATCGTCTGCGGCTCACCAGAACACAAAGCCTTGAACGTGTCGGCGTACTTCGTCATGTCATCGGCCTGCACCTCGGAGCAATAGTTGAACAGCTTGCCAGCGATGCCGCCGATGAACCTCGCACGAGCCTCTGGACTGCCGCCAATCAACGTGTCCAAACCAGCATACGACAAGTTGTCCGCACCGTACACACCGCGCACGACATCGAATATCGTTGACTTGCCATTGGCACCAGAACCGATGAGCCACAACGCAGTCTCGACCTTGCTCGACATCTTCGTGCGGTCAACACAACCCAAGCCCAGGAACTTCTGCAACTTGACGACATCACCCGAAGGGAGTATCGAACCGAGAAAACCGCGCCACATCGGACACACGGCATCGGGGTCATAATCGTAAGGCAACACCCTAACGACAGGCATCCTGTCAAAGAACTCATGCCTCACGGGATTGTCTATGTCACTGAAATCCCAAACACCATTGCGGAAAGCAGTCACAGAAGCACTCAGCATCAAAGGACTCATAGAAGCACCACCCTTGGCACTGTGCATAAGCCTAGACCTGGCATTGACCAAATCGCTCTTAGACACGCCACCCTTGACCAAAGCCCTGTTCAAAGCGGACTCCAAAACAATGTCGGGCAACTCCCTCCATACCACGCCGTCAAAATAGTACACGTCACCCAAACGGTAACGCAACACCTTGGAACAAGCCTCCATAACCAACTCCTGGTAACCGTACAGCCTGTCACCGAACCTCGGCTGCTGATAGGCGTTACGCAACGAACGCTTGTTCAACGACGAGTGAATCTCACCGCCTAAACGCTCTATGACACCCAAATCAGCCATATTTGACACGGAATCCCTCAATTTTTTGAAACCGACCTAAAAACAATAATATAAAATCATATTTACCAATGTCCAAAATAAGGTACATTTTGTTCATTTGGTACATCGGCACAAAGGTAAACTATTGAAAACAAACAATAAACATTAAAAGTGGAAATCAAATTTCATTCACTGGAAAGGTACATTTTTGACCCCAAAAACCCCGTTTTAGTACATTGTTAACAGTAATTTAACGAATTTTCACTAGGAAAAACGCCACTTTCCGTGTTTTTTGCACTTTTGCGGAATTTGGTACATTTCCAGTCACGAATGCCGATGAATAAAGGGATTGCCGAAAACGGAAAACGGAAAATTGAAAATCGAAAAAATTAAAAAATCTCGACGAGGGGTCACATTGTCGGGCAATTTCCCCGATTTGGGGGGCCGGTGGTGTAATAGTCAATAATTCAGCGGTTTTTCAGTATTGCAGTGATTTATATACCTATATAAATATGTGTCCCGCGTCACGTCGCCCAGGCTGCAATGATGCACCAAATTTCGTCTGTTTACTCCCTTTTTTCCTTATTTACTCACTTGTTATTTACTCCTGTTTTCTCGCTTGTTTTACCTTGTTTAATCATTATATAATGTAGCTTGTTCTCCTGTCTTCTGTCGTGTTTTAATCATCGACTATTATACTACCTTGTTTATTTCGAGAAATAGCCCAGGCCGGGCGCCGTGTGTGTTGTCTTGTTATCGGTCTGGATCTGTCGAGACGTGCCGCCGCCGTTGTCGGTCTGGCTGTCCCTTCATTTACTCATCATATAGAAATAGTCCGTTTACCTTGTTTCAGGTCTTGAGGGGTCACAGCTATACAGGTGCCGCCGGTCTGATCCTGTGAGACGTCGCCCAGGTTGTTATATATCCCGTTTAACTGTTGGGCCGGTTGTCTCTGGATCTGTGCCAGGCCTGTCGTGTCCTGTTGTGCCTACTACCTTATATTACGGCCTGAGACGCTTTTAAAATGTCCCTGGGTGTAACTGTGTCGTGTTGTGTGTTCTTGTTGTCCTGAGGTCTAATTTGCGACTACTACCGAAAAAGGTAGTTACTACCGAAAACAGTAGTTTTTACAATAATCACAAAAAAAAGATATAAATAATTTGTTATATTAATTATTTGTTATAACTTTGTAGATGTTTAGATACATATATTATTAACATTTTAAATAAAGTATTGATTATGAGTAAATTAACTAAAACGAGTGACGCGGTGCAAAGTAGCGCCGATCCTCAAGTGATTAACCCGGCAAATAATTTGCCAGTAGTCGAGATCGACGACAATACGACTACAAAAAGCGATGCAAAGGGCGCCGGGACTGCTGCCCAGGTTGATAACGCCGAGTTGGCCGAAATGAATAAAGCTAAAACAATTCAGGCCCTGAGAAAACATTTTGAGTCGTTTACTCCCGCGGGCGTCGCTTTTGATGAAGTTGCGACGCGTAACGCCCTCAAGGCCGCCGGCCTCAATGAGTCGGTTATTAAAGTGACTATCAAGCAAGCGAAAAAGGATGCTGCAAACACTATCACAGTCGATGAGTTTATTAACCACATTAACAGCAATGTCGAGTTAAAGAATGATATTCTTAACTATTGCGGTAATGCCTGTTTAGATCGTGACAATTTAGTTACTGGTAATTCTGTGAATATCTATCACAGTAGCGACGACGAAAACAGCGGTTACACCCGCCAAACATTGAGCGACGAAATAAGCTACTTTATTGAGCCTGCCAGCGTCACAGTTAGCAATCTTATTAAGTCGGTTGCAAGCTATTCAATGAAACGCAATGCAATTGGCAAAATGATTAATTTTAAAGGTGAAGCAAAATTTTCTTTGACTTCACTTGGTACCATGGCAAAAGCTATTGCCCTCACTGGATTTTACACCGAGTCCGAAATTATTCAAGTTGTTTCGGATAATATTCGCGGTTTATGTACCTTCAACAGCGTTGAAAGATTGTAATTATTTACCCGGCCTGGGCTTGCATCGACGCGGCCCAGGCCACAATATTAGAGACTATGAAAAAGTTAATTAACAATACATGTGCGTTAATTCATGTGTTTTTCATTTGCCTGTATAATATGGTTGTTATCGGTTTAATTACCGGTTATATTGCAGACCTTATTAATTATCACGGCTGGTTAAATATTTTTCTTTTCCTCGCTGTTTCGTGTGCCTGGTTATATACTTGGTATTGCTTTGTGAAAAAAGTTTTTGATAACGACTAAAATTTTTCCCTTCACAAATTTTTGGGGCTTGAAAATTTTTCGGGCCCCAAATTTTTTAATACTTAAAATTTCGCCTAATAACGGCCGTGGGGCCGTGTAACTTTGTTACTGTATCGGATATATGTTAGGCACAAAATAATAGCTTACATTCAAAATGTAGGCTGTTTTTCTTTGGTCCCTGCTGGACTATTCAGGTACACCGAAATATAACGGCCTGGGGCCTGTCTCGCTTCTCATCGACGCGGGGCCGGTCGTGTGTGTCGTGTGTGTCGTGTGCTGCCTGTTTGGTCTATCTGGATAACATTATTACCCGCCGCGGGTGCAATATCCTAACAGCGGGTTATGATGTGGCCCAGGGGCAAATATAATACCCTCGACGCGGTTAAAGCGACGCGGGGCCGGTTGTCTGGCTTGTGATCCTGTCTAACTTGACAGTTTCACGACTTGACAGCTTGCTAGCGATGCAAGCCGCGCCCATGGTATTAAATGCGATCTTTGATGTGGTCTATTAGTCCACATGTACCCAGGCCCCAGGGCTTGGGGCAATTTGCAGGCCGGGCCGCAATAAATTGCAGCTTGTTTTTCATCGAAATTTTTCGACTGTTTTTCAGTCGAGATTTTTTGATGAAGAACTTAACGGAAATTCAAACGGTAAAACCGAGTTAAAACCGAGGCCGGTTAAACGGAAAAATTTCGACGTGTCGATAAATTTCCGTGTGAGACAGCCCAGGCGACCGTGATAACGTGTTATCGGGATCGCCAAAGGGTGACGCCGTTTGACAGTCCGAGCGACGACAGAATTTTGCGGGCGCTGCGTGATAAGGAAGCCAGCGCCTGAAAGCGTGAAAAAAGATTACCCGATTTATTTCGGTGGAAAATTTTCCGCTTGACAGCCCGTACCATAATTGAATTTTTTGGTTAGTGAATTTCTTAGATTTAATTCATGATACGCACAAATTCCTGGGCGGTGTGGCGCAATATCCACACCGTTCACAAACTTTTTATTAACCAATAAAATCAATTAAGTTATGCAGAACACATTCATTTACACCGTTAACGGTGAACAACGCGAGGAAACAGCCGAAAAGTTAGGAACAATCGCCAGGAAGTTAGCGAAACTTGCAGCCGCGGGAAATAAAATCGGCGGCGTGAGATTCAAGACTATCGGCGTAAAACCTGTAACGGCATGAACGGTTATTCTCGCAAATTAATGGTGCTCGCGCTCGCAAATGCCCAGGGTTACGACATTCAACGTCTCACGCCCGAACAATTTAGCGCGATGCAAAATTTGTGGTGCGACGACGAGCCGATAAAAAAGGAAAAGAAAACTTTTTTAGAGGAACTCGACGAAATGGAGCCCGTGGCCAGAGTGCTGCGGGTTTCCCGCGCCAAATATCTTGAGCTTCAAGATATAAAGAACAAAAAATCCGATATTTTTCTGCAAAAGCGCGAAAACTGGTGGTCACACCTGAGAAACGCGATGCAAAATTTTCGGATCGACAAAAACACTCTGGCGCAATACGGTATTGATTGGGCTGAGTGCCGCAAATTTTACTTTGCAGCGGTTTGACCCGCTGTGAAGCGCAAAGCTATTAACCAAAAAATGATACGACTATGAAAAAGATTGTCTATTCCCTGAGTGTTTTGTGCGTGATTCTCGCTATCGCTTGTTTCACGCTTGTGTGTCTCTATTTGTGCGCTTGCGATGGCTACAGCCGCGTGTGCATGGAGAGAAACGCCGCGTTAAACCAGGTCGAGGAACTGAAACGCGAGAATGATTTTTTGCAGTGGCAGGTTGAAAAGTCTGGCTTGCAGAATAATCTCGCTACCTGGGGCATGTAGTACGATAATTATTGAGTAGTACGATAATTGTCCGAGAGTACGAAAATTGTCGGCTGGTGTGTTCCACTGGCCGACAGTACGATAATTATTTCACTAATAAATTTTTTCAGTTATGATTGACTTTTCAAGCAAAGAAAAATTCGTCGTTGTGAAGTTTCACGACGAAGAAAAGTACGCCGTATCAGTTTGCAGTGGCTCACGTCACGAGTGCGAGAAAAAAGCCGCGTATTTCCGCGGTTTGTATCATGATTTGCCGTACATAAAATTTGGCGTGTTCACGGCAGCGCACTATGATTTTTGCAAAGAAATTGAAGTGACCGGCGGCGATGAAGTTTACGACACGATTTTGCGCGTGAACGTGACAACAAGCGCAAAGATTGTGAGCATCGGCAGATGATGAAATTTGGGCGCGACAGTACGATAATTGCCGCGCTCACCAAGTTATTAACCAATAAATTTTATCAATTATGAAAAAGTTTTCAGAACTCACAGTAGAAAAGCAAATCGAATTGCTCAAGCGCGACAAAAAACTGCGCGAGAAATTTGACAATTACGTTCAGGACTGCGAAATGGACTGGCTCACGGATAAATTACACTGCATCACGCCGTATTTGTCCGACTGGAGCCTCGGATTCTATAACCACAATTTTATCCGCGTAAAAGATTACGATGGAATTATTGATGGTATCGACAAATCCGTTTACAGTTTCGGCTCAACGCCTGAACTTGAAAAACTTCTCGCTATGTGCAAGAAATTGCGCGACCGTTGCTCAAATCTTTTCGAGTATCACGCAAAAAGGCTGGTCGAAATGTTCTACCAGCAGGAACTCGTGATGATTGTAAACTACACCGAGAATGTTTGCTACAAAATTTACAGCGAAGATTTTAACGACGCTGAAGTTGTGGGCTACATCGAGCCGTTTTTCTACAATCTCAGCGAGTATTTGCTCGACGAGGAAAACAACAAGTATTACAAGCCCTGCGCTATTGTCGCCTAAAATTGTTCTCGCTGGCCGTGCGGCTGGCGGGAGTACGATTATTCACTTTTAAAAATTCACGATTATGGCAAAGAAAAAAAGTTATTACACGGATTTGGAACTGAAAAATATTGCGCTCTACGCATTAAAGGAAAAATATTTCGGCGGTTTGTCACCCTCTGACCATTCATCAAATTGGAACTGGGGACCAATAACCGACCAACAAGACCACCAGTACGGAATTTACCTGCGCTTCGGTCTTGAATGTTTCGCGCAAAGTTTTTCGGAACTTGGTTTTTATCCTGTGTTCAGTACGAAAAATCCCGAAGTGCTTATGTATTACAAGCGCAAAGAAGATTTGACCGACGATGAACTGCACGACCTGAAGGTCGATGGATTCCTCGCTGAGTTTCCAAAGTACGAAAATTGATTTTTGCTTTACTCAGGGCGGGCGGCTGTTGCGGTCGCTCGCTCACCAAGTTATTAACCACTAAATTTGATTTGATTATGGACTACAAAGATTTTATCAAACCTGGAAACAAGGTTATCTTCTACCCCATGAGTTTTGAGTGGGACAACAACCTTGACGTTGATCCGCAGGTCGTGACAATCAGCGAATATCGCCCGTATTACACCGACGGTTCGCCAGACCCGACACCTGAACAATATTGCGAGTGGTGCCGTGTTGAAATCGTCGAGAATATTCACGGCGAGAGCCAAATCAGGCTGGAGGACTTGTTCCCCATCGAGCCGTGCGATAAGGATGTCGTTTACTGCGGACAGCTTTACAAGTGCATCGGCAAAAACGATGAACTCGGCAGGGTTGTACTGCAAGACTGCGACGACTTCATGGTGCGCTACGATGATGATGTGCAAGAATACCGCGACGTTTACGACCTCGACCGCGAGGAACTTTGCAGGCTGTTCAATCAGTGCGGCATCGGTTCTATCTATCTCTCGGATTATGAGAACGACCTCGGTATCACAAGGATTGAGGCCAGCAGCGTGCTTGAGGATTTTGCCGACACAGTGGATTGGAACGACGATTTGATGCGCCCGAACAATTTCGCTGACTACATTCTTGGCGAATGACCCTATCGGCTGGTGCGCTTTGCCGCGCGTCGGTCGGCTGAGTATTTAACCAATTAAATTCTACGATTATGAGTACACTTCCGTTATCAATCGACACTCTCGCACAAGTACGCGAAACAATGTGCAGCGCAACTTTCTGGCGTGAACACACAAAAGAAACGCCGCTGTGGTTCTGCGAATCTTTCATGGGACCGACAGGTTACTACAAACACGATGAAAAAAACGTGAGAGAAAAAGCAAACGAATTTGTTCACCTCGCATGGATTTTCAACGCTGTGGCGTATCATCGCGGAGAGTTCACCGATTTCGAGCCTATCGACTGGGGCTGTGCGCTTCACGCTATCGACATCACGAAACAAAAGTGCATCGGAATTTGCCAGCTTGTGAAAACTTTGCAGTGCATCGAGTACAACACCGACGCAAAAGGCTGGATGCGGCCAGAATTTTACAACACATGGCCGAGAAAAGAACAGTACGAGAAATTTCACAAAATCCTGCACGAAATGATTTTTGTACTTCTTTCCCACATCGTCAGTTACGATGCCGAATACAGCGCGGCAAAATGGGGCTAACATGATTCAGGCGGCGAGAAATCCCGCCTGTTTCGCTTACTCACTTTATTAACCAATAATTTTCAATATTATGGAAACTTTTGAGAATTTCAAGCAGAGAAACGCAGCTTTTGGTAGTTATCAATTTCCCGATTATCACGAGAAAGAAATGCAACGCTGTTACGACATCGCGCTCAAGGTCGAGAAAACCTACAACGAGACATACGGACACATCAACGGGCCGAAAATCGGCGACATCGTTGAGTTTTCCGATGGCTTCCATGTTTACAAGCATGGAAAAATCGTCGAGAACATGTACCACAACGGAAAACTTTGCATCTGCGAAGCTGGCACATCGCACACCGATGGAAAATATTTTTCCACCTCTGGCGGTGCGTTCGTCAGCAAAGACGCTTCGGAACTTCAACCCGCTGGCGAAGATTTCAACGTCGTGTGGACTTGGGGCTGTCACGGCGCGGGCGCTCACCAGGGAATTTATTTCCCGCTGAAAGTCCGCAAATGGATTATTCCCTACGACACCGACAAGGTTACTCGCTCGTTCGTTTATCGCTCTGACGAGTTGCCGAGAAGCAACGGCGAGCCACCGCGTTACGCTGTATGGATCGAGAACACTGGCGATTATGGTTTTAACGCCATGAGTTTCAAATCCGAGAAGGCTTTCAAAGCCTGGGCGAAATACGTCGGTTACGAAACCCACACGTTTAACGAGCTCAAAGACGCGAGTTACCAGAAGATTGTACACAAGTGTTACACACGCGAAGAAGATGCGCCCAAGAACGGAAAACCGATTAAGGTGCTTTTCAACGGCAAAATCGTCGATGGTTTTGTCGTAAACGAGCAAAACGAAATCGTCACATGGTCGCCCAACATCAGCGATGGAATTTACAAGCCTGTAGATTTCAACTCTGAGGAATACAAGCGCGAACGCGAGGAATACATCAAGTATTGCGACAATCCTATGGGCGTTTAACTCTCACGAGGCCGGCGGGAACAATATCCCGCTGGTCACTAACTTTTGTTTAACCAATAAAATTTTGCAATTATGGAAAAATTATTAAATGAATTGATTCGCAACCGCACGGAGAACGTCGAAAAACTGAGGGAACTGTTAGCGACCTACGACGAGGCCGAGGCTGGCCGCAAGTTGCAAGACCAGCAGGTTAATGAAGTCTATAACCGCGTTTTGCGTGAAAACGAGTTTTTCGCTGAAGATGCTTACGAGCGCATCGGCATCAAAGTCGGCGACAGGATCACCGATGAAAAAGAAATGTTCCTGTTGTCCGATGAAGATAACGAGCGAGTTTATGAACTCACGAAACCGATTCTTCTCGCCGAGAAAATCACCGACGAGCGCGGCTATTACGTCAAGGACTGGTCAACAAAATCCAGCAAAACGTGGGTTGAACTGGTGAATTTCATCATTCAGAAAATCCTACCCGCGCCGTTCCGCGAGACGTTTTGGGAAAATCGTTTCAACGTCCCCAAAATGGACAAGCTGATTGAATCAGTACGGAAAATCGCCTGACCTATTGCTGCAATCTGGAAAACTCTGGATTGTGGCGCTATTCACACAAGTTTAACTAATAAAATTCAGAATTATGGAAAAGCAAAAAATCTATTTCGGTTATCGTGGCAACGGGCTGTGTGTTTGGACTGAGTGCGGTCGCAAACCTGAACCAGATTTCCAGGCACACATTCAGCCGACGCGCGAAATTACCTACTATCAGGACAACACGCCCGACTACTTCAAAGAAGAAGTCGAAAAAATGGCAAAGTACGGCAATTCCGTTTTGCGAAGCGGCAGTTATCCTGTTCTCGCTCTCAATCCGCTCAACAAGCCGACGAAGTATTGCGACACGAAATTTTACGGCCGCAAACTTATCAGCGAGGAAATTGCCGATGGTGAGAAAATCGCATGTCTCGGTCGTCAAATCGTTGACAACTGGGAAAACCTGCGCGACTATGATCCCGACAAAAACGATGCGGTGTATTTCATCATCGGGCGTTTTGGCAAGGGCGCGTATCGCTGTTACGGCTATTCGTTCAGCGAAGAAACAGCAAAAACCGAACTTCCCTACTTCACGAAGCGTTATTGTGACATCGGCTACGACATTCAGGTCGAGCGTCACGATGAAAATTTCCTGTTGCAGTGCGGCGAGAAAGCTGGCGTGAATCTCGATTTCGAGGACTGATTTTTTGGGCGGGCGACTATTGCAGTCGCCAGTCCGCGAGTTATTAACCAATTAAAATTTCAAGATTATGGAACTACAAACCGCAACAACGATTAACGGAAAACTGACAATTTTCACCGAACTTGATACCGACAATTTCGCCCGCAATTATGAAGATGAAAATTACTCTTACTGGCTTGTCGAGGAAAAAGACAGCGACAGCGAAGCGTATTTTGAAATCAACATGATGTGGCACATCAACGAAAACGGCGAGCGAGTTATGGACATGCGCGGATACATCGCTTACTATGAGAGCAGCGGCGCGAACAAGCCTACATGGTGCAAGCAATGTTATTTCGAGGAGTCCTAATTTTTGGGCGGCAATCTCAATCGGTTGCCGCTTACTATTCACTTTACTAACTAAAAACTTACGATTATGATTAGAGCAAACATCGGCACAAAAGTACGATTTCCCTACAAAGGGCAAACAATCACGCGCGAACTTGTCGGCATCATCGAAATCGGTTACGACTACTGGATTGGCGATTTAGGCACCAGTGATAACGAGAGGTTTCTTTACGACATCTACGGCGAGCCGAGCAACGGCGTTCCAGTGTGGCACAATCTTTCAGTCCGAGTGATTGACAATGACGATCCATGCGACGAGGTTATCACCGAAGGAATTTTTGTTGAACTATAAAACTTTACGACAATGGCTACTTTAAGACAACTTGCAGAGGAAAATCCGACCGTTATCACAAACGAGCGCGAATTTATCGACTTCAGCGACATCAAGCCTGGTGGCTTTACCGACTGGCAGAATTTTTTCGCATACTACGACCAGCACTACAAGCCCATTCTTGAAGAACTGAAAAAAGAATGGCAAAGCGAAGAAAGCGCAAAAAGGTTCCTCGCTTATGACCTGCTGAAACTTTTCGGCTAATCTATCGGCGGGCAGGACAATACCTGTCCGCTGGCAATTTTCACTTTTATCAACCAATAAAATTTTAGATTATGAGCAAGAAATTCGACCTTGAGAAAGAGTTTATCATTCCTGGAACTCCCGAAAATTGCCGCTGGCACACTATCGAGCGTTCGCTTTACGAAGGACTCCCATGTGCTATGATTGCGTTCAACTGGTCTGACAGCCAGATGCAGAAACTCGCCGATGCAATCGGTCGGGAATTTGACTACGAAGGTACATTAAAGTACTGGAAAGACGCAAACTTTGAAATCGAGGACATCAACGAGGAACTTGACGGCCTTTGGTGGAAAACAATGGAAGCCTGCGCCGTACAAATGGGCATGATGTACTACGAGGATTTGGACGAGGAAGATTACAAGCAACTTGTCAAGTGACTTTTTCGGCTGGCGGCATAATAACCGCTGGCTGGCAAATTTTCACAAGTTTAACCAATTAATTCTACAATTATGGACTCAAGATTAAAACCGACAAAAAAACAAAACGCACTTATCGAGCAAATGGAAGAATTGATTGATAAGATGCGCAAAAGCCATCTTGAATTTCTTCTTGACGATGATGGTTTCCTGCGTTTCTATAACGGAAAGCAGGTTTGTGACATTCATTGGCCAGAAAACACGACTGGCGAGATGTACAAAATGGATATTGGAGAACTCTACAGCCTTGAACTTGGCGCAGTCAAGATTGGCTACGATGATGAATTTATGGGCATTGAGTTCAACGACTAATCTATCGGCGGCAATCCTTTGCGGGTTGTCGCTGGCTATTCACTTTGTTAAACCAATTAAATTCAACAATTATGCACGCAAAAATTATCGAAATCGGCACCGAGAAAAAGAAACGAGCCGACTACATCAACGAGGAAAGCATCATTCCCGAAGAGTACAGCAATTTCGCCGACTACATTCAAAACATCGAAAAGGAAGCGGAAAAAGGAATCATCGCATGGTTCGATGATTTGGAAATCTTCACCCGCAAGGGCAGGGAATTAACGCTAAGACCGATGGGCGGTTTTATGGACGATTGGAAAATGAAAATCGTCGAAATGGCAAACAATCTCGATTTCAGCGACTGGCTCTCGTTCTATAATCTCAAGGACTTAATGAAGAAAACCCACGAGAAATGGGCGGTGAAAATCTGCATGAACGGCGAGGAATTTTGGGACTTCGGCTATTTCTGCCAGTACATCTACGAGAACTACAAGCCCGGCGACAAGTTCTACATCGGCGGCATCCTCGACTACCACTACTAATCACTATCCCATGCGCTCAAAATCGGGCGCATGGGAACAAACCAATTTTTATTAACCAATTAAACCAATTCAATTATGAACAACAAGGAAATGAATCAGGCAATCTATGCCAAACTGTGCGAAATCGCCGACAAGTATCTCAACGCCGCATCAGGCACCGAGGAACTGCGCAAAGCAACGGAAAATAAACCGACACTCACTTTCAACGACCTCAACAAGTCCGAGACAAGGTACGGCAATCCGCTGTTCCTGCGCATCATGTTCGAGATGTACGCCGATACCGATGATTATCCCATCGAGAAAATCGAGGTGGGAAATTTCAAAGGCTCGTTCGACGTGAGAAACCTACTCGACATCATGCAGAAATTCGGCAAGGGTTATTCGTTCACGATGCCCGACAACGACGAGCGCGAAATTATCGCATCGTTCTCGATGCAGTTCGACGCGAAACGTCTCGCCGAGTTCACGCAAAAGAAAGACGATTACGGACACCCTGTACTCAACCACGTTCTTGTCGAGTACGATAAAGTGACGCAAGCGGTTACGTTTGCGGCGACAAACTCCCGTGTTCTCGCCGTTATGACCGAGGACGATGCAAGTCTTTTGCAGTCAGGCAACGACACGGCAACCGCCATCGTCACAGCCGAGGACTGGAAACGCATCTGCGACGCCATGCGCAAGAAAAAGCAAGACGCGAAATTCACGTTACGCAACCGCAACGAGGGCGAGACATTCGACACGCTCGCTTTGCAGGTCGGCGACTTAATCGTGAAAAGCGTCCAGCTTGACCAGAAATTTCCCAACTGGCGAATCGTTATTCCCGCGCAAAACGATTTGCGTTACTACGAAATCCACGCAGACGACCGCAAAATCGCGCAGAAGTGGTTCTCTAAGCTCAAAAAGCGCAACGAACTTGACTATGTATCGGTTTCGGTTTACGAAGGCTCTGACCGCATCTATTTCGATTATTGCGACATCACCGAACTTGACTGGAATCGTGAGAAACACGAGTACAACAAGCGCGTCAACCGCATGTCGGTATCTTTCCGCATGACGAAGGTTGCAGACCGCACCGAGGGCGTGGGTTATGATCCCGACACGGTGAAGAAAATCCTGCCCATCGGTTTCCGCATCATTGACAAAGACCACGGAACGCTCATTGAGGACAGCGGGTTTGACAGGCTGTTAGTCATGCCGAAGATGTCCGATGTCGTTACGTTCGATGTCGAGAAGCGCGAAGTACTCGCATTTGCCGAGTGTGCCTAATCTTTTCGCTTGTGGTGCCGAAATCGCACCACTGGCGACCATTCACTTTATTAACCTAAAACTCAATTATTATGGAGAATTATCAATTTGTGCCTGCTTACTACGAATGGCACTTGGTCAACAAAGATGGGGACATCCTGCTCTCAATGGAAGACCCCGAAGAATCGCTGTGCTACGAAACCGACACCAACGGACAGCCGCTTGATGAACCCGAACCATTCACAACGCTTGAAGAGGTGCGTGACATGTGCAAGGATTTTATCGAGACGGAAAAAATGTGCGTTGAGAGTGACGTGTGTTCGGTTCACGGAAACGATGAGCGCATCTTCGACCTGCCCAACAATGCGGCAGACATCATGGCGCAGGCTCTTTACGACTACTATGTCGCATAATCTATCGGGCGCAGGCTTGACGGCCTGTGCTTGACTACTAACTTTTACTAACTTAAAATTTGAAGATTATGGCACAAGAGTATTTACAAGTAGGTAAGAAAATCACGATTGAGGGAGAGAACTACTATTCGGCAGACTATAACTGCGATTGCTGCACCGACGGATTTATCTACAAGAGCGAAAAGGCTTTCAAGGAAAATCCAGACGAAGTGTGCTATATTCCAGAATACGCATTTGTCGAAGCATCAAAGGCGTTCCCCGACAACATTCTCTGCATTGACGGAGAAGAGTTTTTGCCGATTAAAGGGTACACAAGAAAAGACCTTGAGTCGCTTATTGAGGGAGAAACCGACTGCGACGGCGACCCGCTCGATGTCGAGGCTTTCTTTGACAGCCTTTTGTGGGCATATCCAGAAACACATCTCAACGAAATTGTATGCTAATCCAAAAGCCTGCCGTGACAAACCTTGCGGCGGGTTGCAATTCGCATTACTAACTTAAAACACAACAATTATGGAACAAGAGACAAAAGAAACAATCCTGCGCATACAAGGAGCGCAAATGCACCTGTACGAAAACTACTACGAGGGCATCACTCTGGACTTGAGCATCAATAGCGGTTGCGTACACATTTGGGCGCACAACCACAACAACGGCAAGAACAAAGTCCACTCAAAGGGTTTTGTCAAGTACTCCTATGACGATGAGCACTGGCAAGTCGTGGGTAACATCCAAAAGAAGTACACGACAAAACAAATGCTGGCAAAAATCAGCAGGTTCATCGGTCTTGAAATCTAATGATGAAAAATTTGCATCGGTGCGGAGAAATCCGTACCTTTGCGCTACTCATATATTGATTGTTAATAAGTAGCCAGCATATCTGCGAAGACCCGCTGGTTTGATGTTCTAAACACGGGCGGTATGGGTAACACTGTGCCGCCAACCATTTATTAACCTATTAAATTCAAAACATTATGGATAACATCAAACTGATTGCACAAGTGCTGGATTCATTCAAAATCGGCTATACTGACATGCAGGTGACGGAAGGCCCCACAGTGAGCCTTTACGAGTTCAAACCGAAAGCAGGCACAAGACTGTCTAAAATCCGCAACCTCAAGGACGAGTTCGCCATCGCTCTCGAAGCAAAGAGCGTGCGCATCATCGCGCCTATCCCTGGGCGCGGAACAGTAGGCATCGAAGTGCCGCACAAGGTAAAACAAATCCTCGGACTGAAAGAAATCCTCAACTCGCAGGAATTTCTTACGACCGAAGCGACGCTGCCTCTGGCTATCGGCAAGACCATCACGGGCAAGACATTCATCACTGACTTGGCTGACGCACCGCACCTGCTTGTGGCTGGCGCGACTGGCCAAGGTAAGTCGGTGGGCTTGAACGTGATGCTCATGTCACTGCTGCACAAGAAAACACCCGATGAACTGAAACTGGTGCTTATCGACCCGAAACGTGTCGAACTGAGCCTGTACGAGAAACTCAACGGCTCATATCTCGCAGAGCCAGTGGTGACGGAAGAAGCGAAAGCGTCAAAAGTACTGCACAAACTGTGCAGTGTCATGGATCAACGCTACGTCGTCGTGAGCGCGGCGGGAAAACGCAACATCAAGGAGTATAACGAAGTCGCCGACAAACCGATGCCGTACATCGTTGTGGTAATCGACGAGTACGGCGACCTGATTATGCAGAGCGGCAAGTCAATCGAGCGGGCTATTTGCCGACTGGCGCAAAAAGCCAGAGCGGTGGGCATCCACTTGATTATCTCGACGCAACGCCCGTCGGCGACCATCGTAACGGGCAACATCAAGGCGAATTTCCCGACACGCATCGCTTTCAGATGCACAACGGGAACTGACAGCCGCGTGGTGCTCGACCAGGTGGGCGCGGAGAAGCTGACCGGCAACGGCGACATGCTTTTCTTCGCTGGCGCTGAAACGACACGGATGCAGTGCGCTTACACGTCAATCGAGGATGTCGCAGCGACATGCGACGAAATCGCTGGCAGTTACTCCGACTACGAGAACGTGTCGGTGGTGCCAGAGCGCAAGAAAGTCAAGACGACCTATCCCGTCCATGAGTTCATGCTTCACTGGGCTATCGAGATGTCAAGGTACAGCGAGTTCGCGGAGTACGACATCCCTGAGACTGACGCATTGGACAAAATGAAAGTCGTGTTGCAGGAACTTGGGGTTTGGGAACTGGAGACCGACCAGTACGGCAGGAAGAAGTTCATCGTCAAAGTCCACGACAAGGAAGAACTCGACGACATCATCATGCCCTATGTCGTTCCCTACATCCCTTCTTGAAATGGCATGTCGAGCCAAACGGCTCGGCATACCGCTACTAACTTTAACCGAAAACAATTATGACAAAACAAGAAGCGAACAAAATCAACGACCTGCGCATTGATGTCGATAGCGTCACGGAAGACTGTTTCTACCTGCGGCTCGCTATGGACAAGAGGATTTCGCAGGAATCCGTTAGCGGTGCGGTTAATCGGCTCAACGGCCTCGGCCAGCCGCAAAAAGTCGCCGATGCTTTCATCGAGTCGAGAAAACTCGTCGAGAACCTCGACAAGTACGGCATCCCATGCGCCGACTGGTGCTGCGACTGAAACATTTATTAACATGCAGTGTTTGGAAATATCAAATATTGTATATATTTTTGCGCATCAAAAAATAAATTCACATGACGGAAAACGAAAGAATCGGCAAACGTATTGCCGAAATCAGAAAAGAAAAGGGTATTAGCCAAGTGCGACTTGCAAAAGAAACAGGGATGCACCAGTCGGTCATATCTCGCATCGAGAGTGGCAAACATGCAATAAGCATTAACGTGCTTAACAGGATTGCCAAAGCCCTTGATGTTAAGATTGAACTTATCTAAGGGAATCCATGACCGCGAATAGTGGTTGTGGACACAAAAGAAGCCCGTGAGGGTGAATCATAATCAAATTATTTAAAATGTTAATGAGGGCGGTATCGGGAAACCGCGCCGCCCTTTCTAAATCCTAACATAATTGGATTTTATTGGTTAATTTTTCGGCGCACACGGTGGTGCTCATCGGTGCGTCACAATTCACAAAATGGACATCTAATAAGTACGATTATGGAAGTGAAATCATTTGAAACCGAGTTTTTGAGCGAACATCCGACAAAGGTGTTTATCCTCAAACCTATGCGCGACGCGCTTAACGTGACCGAAGTGAAGTGGCAAGACCTCACGACGCTTAACCTTAACCGCGTCAAAGAGCACATCTGCTCTCAGGTAAGCCCCAACACGGCCTGCTGGTATCTCGCCGTGATCAAGGCTTTCCTCGGCAAATACGCCGATGAGGGCATCGTGCCGTGCAAGAACCCTGCCGCCCAGTTGAAGGCTAAGAAAGTGCCGTCACAGCACATCGCGCTGACCGAGGAGGAAATCGAGCGTTTCGACCAGTACGAGCCAAAGACCGACTGCGAGCGTGACGCTAAAATCCTGTTCATGCGCGGCTGTTATACTGGCGCGAGGTCGAGCGACTGCAAGCTGTTCACGCCCGACATCATCCACGGCGACCACATCTCCTATGTGTCGGTCAAGACCAAGACCGAGGTAGTCCAGCCGTTGCACCGCAAACTCATCAAGTACCTTGTCGTGCAGCCGAGCAAACCGCACCAGTCCAATGCGCTCAACGCCGCAATACAGCGCATTTGCCGAGAAATCGGCATTGACGATGAGGCGCAGTTGTATGTCGGCGGCAAGTTGCGCAAAGGCCCCAAGTGGCAATTCGTGGGGCTGCACACATCGAGGAGGTCACTGGTGTCAAACCTTGCGCTCCGTGACGTTCCCATTGCGGTCATCTCAAAGATCGTCGGCCACCAAAGCGTTAACACCACGAGTAGATATTTGTGCATTGACGCAAGGAATGTCGGCGACAACGCAATGGCTTTCTTCAACGGCGACTAAACGCAAAAAAAGCGAGGGACAGGCCAACGCCCACCCCTCGCACAAATTATGGCTCAAAACAAAATCAAAACTCAATCTTTGGCTGATACTTGATTATCATTTCTCGACACGGAGTGATGCCGCGGTTAAACCATCCGCTGTATATCTGCTCATATCGAGAACAACCGCCCAGGAATTGAACCCTTAACCGCGCATAAGCGATGCAGGCGATGAAAAAGTCGCTCTCTGGCATCCCGAACTGCGCGATTACCTCTTGAAGCGTGAATGTCGGCCTCCACTTCGGCCACCAATACCCCAAAAAAGCCTTCACGTCCCTTGTGAGAGGACATCTCACGTCGGGTTGACTAACCGCCCACAACGACAAGCCGATGCCGTCAGCGTGGCTTAAAACCAATATCAGTTGGTGCAGTTCGTCGTCGGTGTGCTTGTTGAATCCACAGTCCTCAAACATCTTTTCAAGGAGCTGGTCAAGCGGTGTCAAGGTCTGCTTGCAGGTCAGCAACACCGCTTCACCAAGCGTTGCGCACTCCGAGTTACTGAACAACTTGTGCAGCGAATGGAACATCTGCGCAATCTTCCAGTTCCTTTGCCCGCAGGTCTTTCCATCCTGCATGTCACCCACCGACAAGCGCACAAACCCTCGGTTGACAAACCACTCCCAAGGACGCTCACCAATCTCGCCCATCGCATCGACAATGACCGAATAGTCATCGCACGGACTGATGGCATAACCCATGAAAGCGGCAATCTCCCTGTCTCGGCTGTCGGTGTAGCGCAAAGCGAGTTCACGGCAAGCGATGAACGGATATTCGCCCTTTTCCTTGAACGCGGCGACCATCGAGCGTACCCACGGCAAATGGTACTTGTCTGCTATCCAGTGGAAATACAGGATTTTGTTCTTTTTGCGGATGGCTTTGCGCTGCCTGAAATTGAGGATTTTCTCAATCCTTTCCTTTTCGCTCACTTCCCATCCACTTGATTTTATCCGTCACGTTGATGGCGACGGGAATCTTCTTCTCCTCGTACATCCGCTCCAACTCGTTGCAGTTCACGTTGGGGATGTAGGGCATCACGGTGTAGAAGAAAGCCTTGTTCTTGGCCTTGAGCTCATCGAACATCGAGAGCGAGTCGGCGAACAGGAACCTCGCGGCTGCGTCCGATGTCCTGACGAGCCTGATTCTCGTCCCCTCGGTTCTCGCGTAGAACTGCGTCCTGCCCGACTTCCTGCTCTTGCATGTGATGACGAACTCCTGCTCACTGAGCGGGTTGACCTCATTCACATACACCTCGCTCACGGTGACTTTCGCACCCGTCTTCATGGCGATCATGGACGCGTTCTCTCCCGCGCTCTTGTGGTCGTAGTACAACTGCGCGTCCTCGATTACGGTCGTCCACTCGTTCTCGCCTTTCCATGTGATGCCGGTGTCGAATCCGTAGAAACTGCCGTTATCGACATACATAGACACGGCGAAATAGCGGTACTTCGCCATCGTTTCCCCGAAGTTCTCAACGGTGTCGTAGCCGACTTCTGCCTTGGGGTAGTGTTTCTTGACGAGTTCGATGATGCGTTGCGCCGTCTCGTCGTCGATGTCCAGTTCGTGCGCGAAGTACGAGAACTGGATTTCCTCTCGTTTAAACAGGCTCTTTTTGCGGTAAGCCCTTATGAAGCGCATCGGTTGCGCAACAGTACCTTCCGTGAAATAGATAATCTTATTCATGTTCCTTCGTTATAAATATTTTACCATAATTGAAACCGCGTCCTGTCTTTCGTCGTCAAAGACGCGGTTAACCACTTCTACTCCATAAGCGCCGCCAGAGTGATGAAGCATGATCCTATCGCCTTTTTGCGGTAGCGGCAAATCCCAACTCAGGCTTGCGGCAAACTCTCCGTCTTTTATGTCAAACAGGTTTATCCTCATTGTCGTTAAGTATTGATATTGCTTTCAGTCCAAGCATTTTCAGTCTGAAACCGACTATTACCGTTCCGTCTGAGTTTTGCTCACAAGTCCTCTCCAAATATCCGTCCATTTCAAGCGTATGGAGGATTGATACGTTTTGTTCCGCTATTCGGTCATCGACCACATCTTCAAGACAATCATCAAAATCCCTGTCTTGGATTTTTGCGACTTCATGGATTCGTTTGATGTCGTCCTCGTCAATAATACTTCGCCACCCAAAGTCGGTCTTCCGTGTAAACATGATGATGTTTACTGCCTTGTGCAGCCATTCCGCTACTTTGTAGCGATAATACTCAAATGTCTTTCGTTTCTTGCTTGTCTCTTTCATTTTCTTTCAGTTTAACAACAAAACAAATCTTTCCGTCACGCTCTTCCCAGCGGATGTCCTTAATCGGCTTCGTGATGCGCCTGTCGGTCTGACCCCTGCGGATGACCGCTCGGTCAAACGGATAGCACATGTAGCCGTCACAAGCCCTTGCGTTCTCAAAGCACTCCCTGCACTTGCTCTGCTTTTCGTTGCACTCTTTCGTGCATCGGGCGAAGCACATGTAGTGGATGCGCTTGTTCGATGCGTACTTGACAATCTCGGTCTTGCCTTTTACGACGGCATCGAACTCACTCTTTCTCAGTCTGATGTTTAGCGGTATCATGGCTCAACCCCTTCCGTTATCATCCAACTATACGGCAAAGTCTCAATCCATGCGCAGAACTCGCGCCAATGCGGTAAGCGGTGTTTCCTGCGTTGTATGTAGATGCGCCTTAATGTTTGGTAACTCAGCATGACGATGCGCTTCTGCATCGTTCCTTCCTTTAACTCGTCCTTCATCTTGACAAGTTCTTCCTCGCTCAGTCCTTTGTCCTGCATGTGCATCGTGCTTTCACTTGCAAGTATTTCACAGCCAATGCGATACGTTACAAATTCAGCCCACCACATTCTTGGTGCGTTGATTTCAACGTAGGCAACAATGCCACGGACAACCTTTGCGTGTTCGTCGCCTCGCCTGATGAGTGACTTGAGCAGATCTTCGTCCTTGTCGTTGATGTTGAAGCCTGTTTGAAGACACACATCAGTTGCACCTGCGTCTGGATGAATCATCCGAGACCATGTGATTGACCTACACTCCAGTCCGTAAGGCAAACGCAGGGCTTGCAGTGCCGATACAAAGCCCGACAATTCAATTAGTTTGATGTCTATGTACATATTATCTTCCAAATTTTAAGTGAATTTCAAATCCTTCAACACGAGGTTTCCACTCCTCCATATTTATTGGATTGCAATACTCTGGCATCAGCAATATCGGATTACTGCTGATTTCTCTCAGCCCATACCCGTCTTTTACCATATTGTCAACACATTTGCACAAGAGTTCCTTTACCTGTTGCGGGTCGTTCATGTCAAACGACACAGGTGGAATATTCGGATTCACAAAAACATCGTTAGCCATTTACCTATATGTCAAGTTTGATGTTGAAATAATTTTCGCCTGTTTCTCGGTCTTGTACAACGCCGCTTTGCCAAAGTCAATGTCAAAGCCGTTGAAAGACGAAATGCTTGGGTGCTTCCAATAGAAAGCGCCGTCATTCCTCTGAATCACATACATTGTCCGTTTCATAGCAACGTCGGTTTTTGGCATGGTCTTTGAACAAGGCTCGAATTGTCAAACTCGTTTCCGATGACCTCAAATTCATCGTAATCATCAAACGTGTCAATTACTGAAACTCCCTTCACGTTCGCCAAGACAAAGCCTGGAGTCGGAGTTTCCTCAACCAAATCAGCGGAATACCTCACAACGCGAACCCAAGGCTCTGGATAGCCATCATAACAATTAAGCACATCGCCCTCGTAGATTGCGATGCCCTTCCTGTCAGCAAGTCCAGTAAACTGACCGATAGTCTTTGGATCAATGGGAACTGACCGCCTTTCTGCGGTGTGGATGTGCGGGTATTTGCACTGCAAATGCAGGTCTCCTGATACCCAATATCCGTCAATGCTCTTTGCCCTAAACTCGATTTCTCGTTTCATAGCGATATTATGATTGATACACTTGTTTCAGTACAGTTGAAAACCGTGCGCTTGTTATACTCGATGTCGCTGACCCACAAGCCAGTCTCTTTCTCAAACTCACGAATGGCATCGTTGATTTTTTGATTGCAGACATCTTTTGCTTTCTGAATCAGTTTTGCGGGCAACTGGGCAGACTTGACTTCGGTGAACTTGCAGGCATCATCGTCAATCATAACCCGCACACCATAGTCGTCAAAAAACATATTTGCGTCAATCGCATAATATTCCTTGCCCTCGGTAAAGTTGTCGTAAGGACAAACCAAACACAGGTATATCTTTCCTTTTTCAATCATATTTTGTGGTCTCCATAAAAATACTTCCTGCCCTCCGGCGTCTTGCCGTAGGCTTCAACCTTCTCCCTCAACTCGTCAAGCAGACCCTCGCCGATGCCCTCCTCCATACCAGCGTAAGCCATAGACATCGTGTCCTTTCCCGCGCCGTCAATGATGCGCACGACATTGTTCGCCCTCGTCGCCACCTCTCGGCACAACTTGACGAAATCCAACAGCTCGTCTCGCTTGATGCCCACAGTAACCGCCTTGAACATGTCTGCGGCCTCGTCATAGAGCCTCGTCACGAAGTCCATGCCCACGAACATCATGAGCATGTACTGCACTACCTTGAAGTTCTGCTTGAAGATTTCAGCGTACTTGCCGTCGATCTCAAACGTCAATGAGTTCATCTCGGCGACGATTTCCTTCTTCTTGCGCTTGAACTCCTGCTTGTCGTGCGGCAACTCCTTGAGATTCTCAAGTTTGAGCCGCAGTATCTCGCGCTTCTGGGCGAGTTTCGTTCCCTCTAACTGGGCGAGATAGATGATTGGTGCTGATTTTGTTGCCATAATCTGTTGTTATTCAGTAATTTCTTCAGAGGATACAATCTCATTCATACCGACAAACGGAGCGACATTGGTGATGTACACTCCGTTGAACTCGGTATAACAAGGTTCGTCACTGAGCAGAACCTGATGATAAGCCTCAACGATGTGAGACCCCCACTTCGCTTTGATTTCTTTCATCGCCTACCCCTGTTCCGAAATAGAAGATTTCACTCATCTTGTCCAGTTTCCACATGCAGTGGGTCGCCACGTCGATGGCTGCACCAAGTTCAAGGCTGCTGTACTTGAACGGGCAAGGCTCTCCGTTGTGCCTGCGCCACTTGTTGTACTCGGTGAGTACTTCAATCGCTCTCTTAATCGTCATTGTCAATGCGTTTTGCGTTAGACCATTCCAATGCGTCGTTGCCGCACCGCTCACGAATCTCGCTCACGGTAAGTTGCTTCTCTGCGGTGAACCGCCTCGGCTTGTCCTCGTTGAAGAACTTGACGTCATACACCCAACTCATACTTGAACACGTCAACGATTTGGGTTTCGGTAACGGTGTGGAAGTACCAGTCAGCCATAGAGTTCCGCATGGAATCCTGCGTGATGCCGACGGCTTTCTCAAGGCTGTCTGCCTGAACGAGAAGGAATAAGTTGGACTTCTTCTCTGCTGCGGTCTTCTCGTCGATGGTGATGATGACGAGTTTCACACGGTAGTAGTAGTCGCCTTCCGTGCCTACAAGGACGCTTTCGTAGTTCCTGCGTCTTACCGCGCTTACAGTGAACTCACCGCTGATATACGGCTGCATGGCTTCCGTGATGCGCTTCTCTGCCTCGGTGAAGTTCACTGCATCGACGAGATAAGCCTCGGTGATGCGCTTGATTACTCCGTTCTCTTGTGTCTTGTCGTAACTTACACGACATTCAAACCAGTTTTTCTCCATTGTATCTTAGTATTAAAAGTTTAACTTTATAGTTCTCCAATCGCTTTCAATTTTTCGTCAAGCCTTTCAGCCATTCCTGTCGCGTGTTTTGCAATTCTATGAATTAGCAAAGACAGCGTTTTTGTATTGTCATAAATACCATATATGTCATAGATTAACCTTTGATATTTATCAAACCACACATCTGCTTGCTCTTCAGAAAGTACCATCTTTTTTTTATTGTTTGCCAGTGTATAAGAAAGTTTTGAGGTTGACCTCTTTGTAGATCGTTTCGGGAATGCGCATAGTGCCTTCAATTCCCCTGCGGGCGAGTTCTTCCATCAGATCCATTGGAGTGAAATCTGAAAGCCGCATCTTCTTCGCGTTGGCGATTTCCTGCTCAAAGTCGCGCTCCTGTCTCTTTTTCTCGCGTCCTTCTTTTTTCTTTATCGCCACGCACTCCTTGCAGGTGTTAAGAAAACCGCCACCAGACCTGTTAAACTCACTCAACGGCAGTTCCCTGCCGCAGCATTTGCATTTCTTTGTTTCTTCCATTTTCTTCTGAATTATTGGGCATTAATATTGTGAATTTAGTTTTGCTCATATTCTTTTGCTATATCACCAAGTACCTGCGTGATGCACAACATTGAAGTGCTGGCAAGAACGCTCTCTTTTTGGCTTGTGTCGTCAAGGTTGACTAATAGTTCGTCCATATTCCTCAACCGCTCAAGCGCAGCCGTGACAAACGGGCAGTTTAGGACAACGCACTAACTTGCGCAGTCCTTTCGCCGACTTTGCGTCAATCGTAACGTTCAACGTGAACGGCTCTGATGTCCATTCCCAAACGCTCTCACTCTCTTCCTGCGGGAAGACGGTTTCAAGCGGATGGAACTGCGGTATCTCCACATTGATGTCGTGTTCGATCCAGTCCTTGTCCTCTGGTCTTCTCTCAAGCGGGTTCCAGTCGGCGGGAGACAAGCAGGTCACGCCATCTGAGTCAATCGGCTTGTCTGCAATAAAACACTTGCTTATTTCCCCGAATACATCCTCAAAGTCACCCATAATACTTTAATTGTATATAGTTGAAACACATAATCAATAAGTTAATGAGCCAAACAATGATAGTTAACACACAAACAATCGAAAACAACTTTTCTTCATGCTTCTTCCACCATAGTTTGATTTCTCTTATTGCTTTGTTTGTCATAACTTGATGATGTTGTTCGTGTTCCAACTCAACGAAATCTCGCCATTGACAAGGCACTTGAATGTGTTGATTTGGCGATGTTCGATGTCATTCTCGCACACCTGCTCACTGACGGTGCTGCCGATGTTCCAGTTGATGATAATGGGTTCCTCTGTAGGAATCAGCAGGTAGCGGACAAAACCCAAGGTCTTGGTGTTCTCAAAGATGGCATAACCTTCATTGGCATAGTGGGAGAGAATCCCATTGAAAATGCCGATATACTTATCATCAGGCAAAATCAAGTCGTTGTCCTCGCGGTTGACTGGATTGACTGAAAAACTGTCCTTTGGGATGATGTTGCTTACACGGATTTCATCACAACAAGGCATAAGTCGCCACAAGAACTCAAGTATGCTGCCAGTTCTATCATGGTTGCCTCGCCAGATGTTGGTATTTATCCTTACCTTGATTCCACGAGCATAAAATTGGTCATACACAAGTGCAAGTTGTTCCCATGTAATGAAATCTTCGTTGTGGAAAGAGATGTTAATACCATCTAATCCAGCATCGCAAAGTCTAGAAATAAAATCACAATCAATGGTTACATCTGTTTTTATGAAACGAATACCATTCGTGGTCAAGCGAACTTTTTCCAGTCCACATTTCACCTTCAAACAATCAATAAGTTCAAGAATATTGGGGTACAATAGCGGTTCGCCGCCAAGGATGATTGCTTCTTTGACATGATACTTGCTGACCAGCTTCCTGATGTTGGTGACTGCTTTGCCAAGCGGCAAATCAAGTCGCCTGTCGGTCTCTGAATTGATGCAGTAAGGACAGTTGCGCTGGCAGTTATTCGTTGCAATGACACTCAAATAAGCGTTGTCAGACACCATTCCGATGTCTGTCTTGATGTAGTTGTTGTGCTTGAAAATCTCAAGCGAATCAGTTTGGATAGTCTTGTACATGATTTTACCTTTCTTTTCTTGTTTTGAATATGTCGGTTATACCTTCTGCAAGCAAGTCAACAATATCCTTTTTCTTGCAGCCGTGCTTATAGATGCGCATCAGCCTTTTGATGTGCTTATCCTTGTTTGTCATATATGTTTGCTTCCAGGCGGTGTTGCCTGTTTTATTATTGTGTCAAATTGCATCATCTGCATCTTTGCGTTGCACTCCTGAATCCGTTGCTCAAGACCACGCAACAAAGCATCTTCGCATTGCTTCAAATGCTCGTACTCGCTTAATGGAATAGCAATCAGTTCTTCATCCATACCGCTTCTCAAGTTCCTTTATTGCACATGCGCCGCGCTTGTTGAGAAACGGAGTGCGAAGCCAGTCCATCGTCTTCTTGTTGAAATAGACGACCGACGAATGGTCACGGCCAAGCACCCTGCCCACTTCGGTCGTACTGTAACCCTGCGTGAAGCAGAGCAGATAGCAGATGACCGCCCTCGCATCGGCAAAGCGCCTGAGCCTCCTCCTCGACAAAATGTCGCTCACGGTGATGCCGTAGATGTCGGCGACATCGCTCATAATCTCTTGCTCAATCATCCTTGCCTCCTTCCGTAGATGTCAATGACTGCGTTAAACACCGCCTCAAGTTTGGTCTTGCCGTTCCAACTATGGCGACCGGCGGGGCTGTTTGTCCAACAACTGTAACCCTCATACATGGTGAGCGAATTGATGTGCCAGACTTCAAGCTGGTCTTCGGGCAGCAGGTCGCACAACGCACCGAATGACCATGCGAGCACATCGAGTTTACTGTACCAGTCAGCGCCGTTTTTGGCGGTATAGAGATACTCCTCGTTGCCACCGATGTACACCATATCAGCGGTGGCGGTGCCAATCAGTTCAGCGAGCCTTTTCGACTGCTCAATGCTCGTTACATTCTCTTTATTCATTTACCTTTCTTTTTGATTTTGCTATTAAAGTAGCAAGCGAACAGCACATAGATAACCAACAACAAGCCGTCTTGTGCGTAATGCCTAAAAAATACAAGCCTGAAGATCTCGCCGAATATCATCAACACGGACAAGAAAAACACGGCTATCCACCTTTCATCTTCGCTAACTTTCATAGTTCGTCAAACTCTTTTTCAAGTTCTATTATCGCTTTGTTGTTGCGGTGTATTTGCTCAACAATCACATCGTGTCCGAGCGCTGCATCAATGATGCCGTCCAACAACGATGTTTTCCCTCTTTCAAGCAAGTTGTTGAGCATAGTGTTGTTGTATTTAAGGACACTTATGTGACCTAACAACTCGTTTCGCTTTTCTTGCTGTTTATTTGTTTCCATCTTTCTCAAATAGTTTGCCGATTTGTTCATCGGTGTACCCGTAATCCATCTTCAAAAGCATCAGACAATAACTGACGGCCTTCTCCACATCCTTCGCACCTTCCTTCGCCTTGTGGCGGGAAATGTACTTGACGACATTGCCCTCAATGAAAGGCAAGCCGTTCGCGTGGATGTACTCCACAGGCTGAATCTTCGTCTGATAATGGTCGCCACCGACCTGCATTCCCGAAATGTCACTCATTGTCCTCTTCGTTTGCGTCCTTGAAATGATAACCGTTCCTCGGCTTTCCGAACACAATGCTGTTCCATACCGCCTTGTATGATATGCCGAAATGCTCACTGCACTCACGGATGGAATTGAAACGCTTGCCAGTCTCGACACACACGACGGGACGGGTCGCCCTGCCATGCTCCTCCTCTTGCGGCTCGCATTTCTCCCTCAACGGCACAATAATCGCTTCCGTCCATTTGGTGACGGTAAGGATGACAAGCATCTCGCCAAGACGTTTGACGAAACGCTTCTCTTTTGTGCCTTTCGGCGTTGTTATTGTGATGAAATAACCGCTCGGTTTCATTGATATATGTCCTGAAAATCCTTGAATTTCGCATCATCGGGCAACGGCACACGGATGCCGTGCTCCCGCAGCATATATGCCTGTATCTTGTCCATGTACTCGCGCATCGCCGTCTTGTTGAGCTTCGACGTTGACACTGGCTTGCGCCAAATCGCTCCGTCTGGCTTTATCTCGTCGGTTGCGAACATCACGGCGAAATAGTCCTTGACCTTATCGGCAGTCCAGTAGTCGTCGCCATATTGCGAGTTAAGGGCGATGCCGATATGTTTGAACCACACATGCAGCAGTGCGTTCTGCGAGAGCGTGCGCGGCTGGCGTTTCAGCCACTGCGCTTTCGGCTCGATGGTGGCGACGTATTCCCCGTTGGGAAGAAAGGCACAGCACTGGTCGAGTGTCCTCTTGTCAGTGATATGCCCTTCTTGTTTAAGCAGATGGATGATCATGGCAGGGGGTCATCCCAAAGGTTGCCAGGGGGATTGTAGCCTGGGATTTCCTTTGCCGTTGGTGCGGGAGGTGCGGGTGCGAAGTCCTGCAACGGGTCACGGGCGGGAGCGGGCGGCGCAGGGTAGTTCTGCTGGTTATCGCTCTTGGGAGAAAGCAGTTCCATCTTGCTGTCCATGCCACCGATGTGAATCTCGGTTGACGAACGCTCGATATTGCTGTTGTCGGTGTACTTCCGTGTCCTGATTTGGCCTTCGATGTAGAGCATCGTGCCCTTCTTGACGAAAGATTCAATAACCTGCACCAGTTTTCCATTGGCTACGATGTTGTGCCACTCGGTGCGTTCTGGGACAACCGTGCCATCCTGCTTGGTGTAGGCTCGGTCGGTAGTCGCAATGGAGAACGTGGCGAATTTGCCGTTTCTCCCATCCATGATTTTCGGGTCTTGACCTACTCGGCCAAGAATAATCGCTTTGTTTACTGACATGATTTATTGTTGTTATTATATGCTACCTAAATAATAAAGTGATTTACAACTCTCGTTCAATTACTATTGTTGCCATAATGTTGTATGTTACCTAAATAATAAAGTGATTCACAACAATTACAGAATAAACATTATGGCATACACGTTGTATGTTGCCTAAATAATAAAGTGATTCACAACACAAAGCAGCAACACAAGACCTGGTATCAGTTGTATGTCACCTAAACAATAAAGTGATTTACAACTTAATGTTGAGGAATATATCCAGCAGCTTGAGTTGTATGTCACCTAAACAATAAAGTGATTTACAACCTAAGCGCACAAATCTCCTTATTGTTAATATATTAAGGTAACTTGTCGAGTAAAAAATCTCAACATAAGGCTGTACAACCAACCCGATATTCTTTTTATTTTTCTTCTTTCAACTTGATTCCTGCAATCTTGCACTTGTACTCAATCTTTTCTTTAAGACCATAGTAAGACCAATTACGCAGAACAAACGGCTCGCCGTTTTTGTTATCTTCCTTCGCATAGTTTTCTCTATGTGTCTGATTCATTAACACGATATTGGCACACTTGTGCTTTATTGCAATATCAACAAGCATCCTGCTATAAGTGTGCAACTTTGTGTCAACGTAGTTCCTCTCCTTGTCGTGATAGCGTTCTATCGCCTTGGTTTTCTTTTTGCGACCCTTGCCTCCTGTTGAGTAAGTATTGTTGATTTGGCATCGCCTTACGGCTTCTTGGATTTGTCTTCTCCTGTAGTTGAACTCTTCCTTTGTGCCGATTTCAAACGATTTCATTCCGCTATCATATTCTTTTGCCGCTTTTACGTCGCATGTGCATATAATCGGATTCATTACACCAAGAAAAGCATAAAGCGTCTTTTTCGCATCCAACTCGATGTTTTTTTGCGGGATGTCGACACAAAGGAGCAAAAAGATTTTCTTTCCATCGAATTGCAGTGACGAAGTACACATCTTGTATTCTCCGCTAACCACTCGCTCAACAATCAGCCTATTGCCGCTCCTGTCCCTCCCAAATCGCATTTGAAAAGGCACGCCTATCAACGTGAAAAAGCATCCGTTTCGCTTTTCGCCGTTTCCATTGATGTAGTCATCAAAACGAAGATTAAGGAATCGTTCTCTTTTATATGGCACTGGCATATTGCTTTTGTACGATCGCAATGATTTGTTCCACATTCCTTTCTTCTTGTCTTCTTGATACATCTTTTGCGCATTCTGCAAGACACAGCTTATCATTCCCATGTCTGCTTGGCCTTTGAATGCCTCGCTTGCGGCAACGTAAGGTGCGTTTTGTTTTGTCGCTTTTTGGCCTTTCACTCCAAGGAACTCAATCTTTTCCTTGTCGGTGTCGCTCAAGTATGGCATCGTGTTGTCGAGAGCGAACAAGTGACTCATTGCCATATTTGCGGCCTTTACTGCTATATCCCTATTGGCATAAAGTTTTTCGTAGTATGCCCTACGCAGGTCTTTATCGTCTTCGCATACAAAGACCTCGATTTTTCTCGTAATAATCATTTGTTACTTCGGTTTTTAATGTAATCACAACTTTTAGCAAGATGGCCTTGTTGCATCAACCTTTGGTTTTTAATGTAATTACAACGCAACAGCAGGCCGAGAGAGACAAAGCAGCGTTGTATCAACCTTCGGTTTTTAAGGTAATTACAACTGACGACACACACACGAATAACGGCCAGGGTTGTATCAACCTTCGGTTTTTAATGTAATTACAACGACCATTGTCACTGTAATGTCACCATAGTAGTTGTATCAACCTTCGGTTTTTAATGTAATTACAACTCTTTAAAAACTACGGCGCGATGATTACAGTTGTATCAACCTTCGGTTTTTAATGTAATTACAACCGATTCCGAATAAACCATTAAAAAACAATAAATTAAGGTTGTTTTCGTGTGGAAATTTCCCACGAATTAAGGACGTACAACCGCCCCGAATATCATTTTTTTTACTGAGCCGCCTCATTTTGTTTCATGGCGAACTCTTTCTCCTTTAACTCAAACTTTGCAGCATCAAGCAACAATCTGCTGCGATTGTTCATCTGCTTCAATACCGAATTGATTTGCTTGCTGCGCTCGATGTCAATCTGCAATGCCTCGTTTTTTTCAATAAGGTCTGCCATGTACTGCATGGCATTAACTCCTTTAATCTTTGTGTCTAATTCAAATCGCTCCATATCTATTTTAATTTTACCGTGAATTTGTACGTTTGTTAATCCATCACTTGACTTGTTCCTTGTCGCAGATAAAGCCCACTCCAGTAATCAGCGAGAGTATAGATTTCTTTTTTGATTTGTGGGTTTGATACAATAATTGTGTCAATCTCAAAACTCTTAAAAAATTTGTAGGTAAAATCGTTGCTCCTTGAAACACGGTCATAGGAATACGCCACAAGTGCAAACCCGTTTTCTTGGCAATACTTTGCAGCATCCAGTATTGCAGTACGATTTTCAAAGGGTGCCGCGCCACTAATTGTTTCCGTGTACCATCGCACGATATTCAATCCATGCTCATCGCAGAACTTTTTTATTGCGGCAATTTGTAAGTCATAATTTTGTTTTTTGGTTGAAACCCTGCAATAACCCACACAATCAAGGCTCGTGGTTTCGTAACAACCATTTCTTACTAATCGGTCTAATTGCGTTTCACTCATCATCTTATTCATGATTATTTAAGTTTTACCGTGAATTTTCCTTTTACTTGTGACTTCTTGACGTACTGCTTGTACAATTCTGGGTCTGCTTCCTTGAAAGCCTTGGAGTCGAAACGCTCCTGCACGCTCGCCTTGCCGATGCTGGCGGTGAACTGGTCGCACTCAAACTTTGTCACACCGTTCTCCTCCATCATCGACCGCAACTGCTCTTTCAATGTCTTTGCCCTCTCTTCGGCTTTCAGTATCTCGACAACCGCACCAATGAAGTCCTGCTCAATGGCAAGGTCATCGGGTGTAGCGACGACTTCAACCACTGCCGTTTCCTCTACCTGCATTTCGGGATTGATGTAGATGAAGCCATTGTCAGCGGGCAAAGCGGTGGTCTCAAGCAAACACTTGACCCTTTCGTCTGGCTGGCGTTCGATAACCCATGCTTCCCACTTGTCGCCCTTGAGCCACAAACCGATCAAACCCTTGACCTTCTTGTCTGGGTTCTTACGCTCAAACATGAACGCATAAGACGATAACTGCCACGACAGGTACGCTTTCAAGCCTTCTTTGCCGCCTGGATAGGCATCGACATTGTTGGTCTTGTAGTCAACGATGTAGATGTCGCTCGCATCGTTTTCGCTCACGTTGTCGAGTTGCGACGCGTACTGTCCGTAGTCAACGGTGTACTCGCTTGCGATGCAGTGCAGTCCGTATTGCTCGACAAACTGCTTATAGCCATCGAGTTCCTGCTGCACATCCTGTGCAGGGAATGTCACGACTCCGAAGTCCTGCGTCTCGTGTTCGATGGCAGGGAACTGCGTTTCCTCAATGCCTAGCGTTTCAAGGGTCTGGATGGCATGGTGTACACAAGAGCCGTGATAGCCAGCCCTTGGAATGAATATCTGCTCAGTCCTTGCATCGGCATCGGGATAGACACCAAGGCGCAAGACATCATGAATGAGCGATGTGATGCCGCTCAACCGCTCTTCTCCACGGGTGTATGAGTGCTCTTCTTCGTTGAAGACGACATCACTCATGTTAAGCATTGTTCCTTGCTCCATCACTTAGGCTGTTTGAGTTGGTTGTTCCTCGTGATGAACGCCCTTGCGAGAATGCCGTCCTTGCGGCAGTACTGCGGGTTGAGTTTGTTGTATTTGCTCCACACGGCCGTCAGTTCTTCGTATGAGTTGCAGGCGAGCATCTCCTGTTCTGCGACAAGTTCGGTCTCGTCGTTGAAGATGGACTGACTCTGCGGCTGCTTTGCGGGCTGTGGTTGAGAGGGTTTTGGTTGCTGTTGTGCGGGTTGCTGCTGAATGGTGTCGTATGCGTACTTGGAGTCGGTATTAATCGCCTTGCCGTCCTTATCCCAATAGACATCGGCTGCGACACCAAGTGCCTTCATTGCGACACCAAGCGCATCCGTGAGCGCCATCTTCTCCGCTTCGTCATTGACGAATAATCCATTCTTTTCCCTATCAACGAAGCCCGCGCCACCGACACCAGGAATGGGTTCTGACCATTCGCCGTTCCACTTGACGTAGAGATTGATTTGGATGAAACACTTCACCTCTTGACCTTGCGTTTCAAACCGCTTTTCAACGATTTCGTACTTCCAACCGAAACCGCACGGCCCGAAGATCTCGGTAATGCGCTTGATTCGGAACATCGGATTGATGTCGCTCATGCCTTTCAGCCTACCGCCGTAGATTTGCTTCAAGGCTGTCTTAGGCACTTCCCTCGCTTTCTCGTAGATGGCGAGATTGTCTTGCTCTTTTTCTTTTGTTGCCATAATGTCAGTTTATTGTTGTTCGTTGCAATCCCATGTCGGCACGGAGCGGTGTTCCCACCATTCAGCGCCGTCATATTCACACCTTTCTAACCAAGAGCCATCCCTAAACTTGACACATCCTGTCACCATCTGATGACCATAACCTTCATCGTATGTAAAGTCCATTGACTTCATGGCTGCATCAAGTTGATGCTTCTCGTACCCTGGAGGGAGTTCGATTTTTATTGGCTTCTCCCAATCATCAAAGGATATTCTAAGCCACTCCACTTTTTCGTAAACCTCATCAATAGTGAGATTATCAAAAGTTTCTTCCAATAAGTTTGCCATAATATGTGAATTTAGAATAGTGTTAGTTGGGTTCCAGGAGCGGGTTTCTGCTCGGTCTCAATGAAAAGATTCTTAAAAATGAAATACAACGGCGCAACGGTAATGCTGTTCCCGGCAAGTTTGTATTGAGCCGAATTGCTCACACCGCACGACTGGATAGTGGCAATGTCCGCATCATCGACATCCTGCAATCGGAAACATTCTTTCGGTGTTAGTTTCCTGATGCGCATTGCCACTGGCAGAATGTCATCGCAAAACTCGATGAATTTCTTTCTCTCCATCGGCTGTGCCAACTGACCAACGACATGCTCGCACATTTCACGAAGCCTACCTTCTGGCTTCCACGAACGGAAAAGCCGTTTGATTTGTTCCATTCTTTCGACAGGAATTAATCGGGTAGGACTGCCGCTGTTCTTTGCCTTGTATTGTTCGGGGAAGATGATCTTGAACAATTTCAAGCATTCATCCTGAGTTCTCTCTATGCCGAATAGTTTCCGATATGCCCTATACACGACACGAACCTCGGTATGGAAATCTCGTTTAATCTTGCTCATATATTTGTACTATTACGATAAATCCAGTTATTGTCTTTATTGTCGGTGTAACCTCGTTGCTGTGCGGTTCAAGAGCCATAGCATCAGGGAAACCTCGCCCCCCCCCTCTTATACTTGCGGAATATGTCTTGCTAAGATTTATTCCATTTGTACATCTTAGTCTAATCTCTTTCATAAACCTCTATGATTTTCCAGCCATACCTTAATGCGATGTTGCCGAACTGCTCGGTAATCGTACCGATGTAAAATTGCCGTTCGGGGGGTAAATATCCGTTGAAATCCGCAAGGACTTTAATCCGTTTCATAAATTTCAGCCACTCTGTTATCTTTTGTTGCGATGGTTGTGATACATCCGATTACCCCCCCTAACAATACGCCACGCTTTCCAATGGAGAATTTTGCGCCTTTGTCTCCGAATTTCCGTCTTCGCAGTTTCTCTGCTCTTGTGCGCTCTCTGCCGACAGCACGGACATCAACTCGTTTCATATATCACTCCAATCCCTTGTTTTGGATAATGACCACCGCTTTGGTAGTTCTGCGGCCCGTGACCCCCCCCGTAAGATGCGGTGATGGCGAAAGAACAGCCGTCACCTGCGGTCGGAAGAGCGATTTGTCGCTCACTTTGTTTCATAAGCGGTTATGTAATAAATCTCGTTTGACGCGCAAGTCAAGGCAGGTGTCGTACCCCCCCGTCTTGCACTCTGCCCCTTCGCAGTTTGCTTGTCGGATAATTCCAGTCGAACACGCCCCAAACCGGACATTCTATATAACCAAGTTTTGTCGCTTGCGGGATGTGAATGGTCACTTCGCTATGTTTCATTTATCAGCATAACGCAGGTTTTGCAGTGCTTGCCATGAGTGTAGTCACTGATTGCGGCAAATTCGTATCTGGTGTTTAATGTGTAACAGCATCCGTCTTTGTCGGTGTTATGCGGTTTCGCATACCACGAGCACTTTCGGACAGTTGCCGTGTCCTGCTGTATGGCATGGCGACACCCCCCCCCGACTAACGACTACCGCATCCTGCGACGATGAAACTTTTCCGACAATCTCTACACGAGCCACTCCTCAAAGTCGATTTCTTTTTGCTCTGGATCATTGTCTTGAGATTTCTCACAAAACCTTGCAAGCATTTCATCACGAAGGAAATACTTTTCGTCAACCTCTTCCTCTAATATGTCAGCAAGGCAGATTTCAAGTGGGAATGGGTTTGGAAAATGATATTTCGGATTATCTCCATCATCACGGATAGACACGCAGAATACTCTCTCTCTGTTCTGCGGAACTCCGAAATTCTTTGAGTTGAGCACTGACCAAGAGTTCACATAGCCGTAAGATTCTAACAGTTGCAGCCATTTATTAAAATCGGGCATGAATTTCTTTTGGGTTAAAGCCTTGACATTCTCCATTAGGAGATATTTCGGGCGCTTGTACTCAATGGCTCTTTCACACTCCCAAAGCAAGGATGATCTTGTGTTTGAACCTTTCTCAAAACCTCGCTGGACACCAGCATTGCTGATGTCTTGGCAATTATGCGCTATTGCTCCGTTTGCTGTGTAACTCTCGTCCTCATCGACCGACAAGTTAAATACTGGAAGATTATCTTCAATGAGTTCTGGTTCTTTGTTTAGTGGGTACCAAATATATCCATCTTCATAAAAAGCCTTGTCCTGCTTGTCGTTTGACAATTTCCATACCACCTCATAAGAATCGTGCTGGTTTACCTCTCGACCCTCTATGGTGGTTTTCGGTCTTCTTGGTGTGTGATACAGGGCAAATGGACGATGGTGTACCTTCGCAACGCATTGTGCGATGCCGTAACATAATCCTCTGCTGATCGATGTTACTTTGTAATACTTATCTATATTGCAACCATCGCTATCAACATAACCATCAAGAAAACCACCAAGCAAATCAACTGGCAAGTTTAGTGTTTCAGCATCAATATGTTTCCCTTTTGCGGTATATCCATATCGCTCAACAAAGTCATACAACTCGTTCATGCAGATATGGATTTTCGTAACCGTTCTTTCCTCACTTGTCACAAAATGAAAACCACACTCTTGAAGAGCGTTTTCCAAGGAGGATTTATTGCGCTCACTACAGCAGATAACGATGCGATTACCTGTCTTGCTTGCGACTTTCCATCCGTCGCCTACATATCTTCCCATGACATACCAGAACCACCTGTTTTTAAAAAGACAATCAAGGTGGTTGACATTTCGTCCGTGACCCCATCGGTTGTCAATAGAGCCGCCCCATTTTGGGAGTTCGGATTTTGTGTTTATCGCATATCCAAGGAAGCAATTCTTGTTGATGTCTTTTGCCTTAACCCATTCTGGAGTCGTGAAACAACGCACTTGTTTGTGACCTTTTCGATACCGCCTTCTTATGTAAAACGGATGTTCTGCGGTGCAGTATATTTCATCCATACCCATACCCCGCAACCGAACCATGATTCCGCTATAGTCGCGTTGCATCGTTGTGGTCACTGCGCGATACCTGTTTTGGTGAGTCATAACCTCATCCCCAATTTCAACATCCTGAATCTTCTTATATCCAGTACTTGTTAAAACGAGTGTGTCGGCACAAAAACATGGAAATGAGTAGGTGAACAAGTCAAAATCAGGCGTTTGCGACCAGTCTATTTCGCAAATGTCTCCGTAATTTTTAACACCCTCTCCTTCGTGTAAAGCCATGTATGCCTTGATTGCTGCTGGTTCAATATCGGAATATCCGACGACCTTAAAATCGAACTGCGGATAGTCGTTTTTGAGACGTTGCAAGGCAAGCGATTGCGAACCATAGCCACCAAAGGCCTCAAAAACTCTCAGCGGATTACTTTTATCGTATTTCATATTTGTCAAAATTAAAAACCCGCCGACCCTCACGAGCAGGCGGGGAATAAACACGTTTTTACATCCAAAAAAATATGAATTATGAGAAAATTAGTCTTACCCTACGCGGGTCGCGTGTGACTGCCCGCTATGCCTTCACAGGGGAGCGGGGCAAAAACTGTTTAACCAATATTTATTCCAAAATAGTAAACCATTATGCTTAGTGGCCATGCCCGGACTTGAACCGAGGAACAAGGCGGGGATGCGAAACGCCTCGCTCTACCATATAGGCCAGTTGAAAACCCCGCCACAATCTCACGACTCAGCGGAGAGATAAAGCTATAGTAAACAAACAGAAATCACAGTTGCTTTCTCTGCGCATACAAGCAAATGAGTGTGCTATCGACGAGATTGTCGTCGAAATTCTTGCACCGCTCACTCCTGCGGAAATCCATATTCGGCAACAAACGCCTTGCCGCATTGTACGATGTCAGCTTGGTGTTCGCTGCCTTGTCGCAGGATTCCCACATCGCTTTCTGCCACTTGCCTGGGGTGCAGGTGACGTAAGGGATGCCTAACGCCTCAAGCATACCGAGAATCTTGCCGTAACTCGTTCCGAAAGAGAACGTGCTGGCAACGCCCTGATGCGGCATACTATGCACCTGCTCGACAATCGCCATCACATTCTGGCCACCCATCCCACTTATCGCATCAACGAGTTCTGGATTGAGCCGCTGTCCTTCAAAGAGCGGGTAGTGGCTGAAATTGTTGAACCCTGTCGCTAAGATACAGCAGAAACCCTTCTTGCCGGGATCAAAGCCGATATAATATGCTCTCATTGTTTTGTCAAGTTAAAAAGCCGCCTCTTGCGAAACGGCTATAAGAAATGAAAAATGAACCTGAAAACGCCCTAAAACGAACGTCTTTATATTGTGTTGTTGTAATCGAAAAAACCATCCGCATTTCACAACGGGGATGGAAAACCCTATTAGCCTAAAAATCTATGGGAAAAAAGTAAGTGCTGTGTAGAATGGATAGTAACATTGTGTAGGGAGTGACGGACTCGAACCGCCAACCTCTTGCAAATCATAGCAAGCGCTCTTTCCAAGCGAGCTAACTCCCTAAGTGCCGCGAGCCGCGCTACCGACTTCTTTTACAGGAGACCTACTCCACGGCTATCAAGAAGAATTACTTAGCCTTCAACTTTTCTTCACGGTGGATCACTCCACTTTCAGTATAGGCGGCTTTCTCCCGCCAACCCCTTCGGCTACTCATTTCACCGGGACGCAAGGGCTACGTCAACCCGCTCGTCACGGGGTGCGGTCTGACGGCTATGCGTAAGGTTCTTCCTCGCAACTGGGACAATCACGTTGCCCCGACAAGCCTGCCGCTATGTCTTTGAGCAATACTTAGCGTGTCGCTATGTAACGCTCGTATTCCCTCATCAGCTTAGATGAATCGAACTTCAGCGTGGCCTGCTTCGCGCTCCCAGTCTTGATATAGGAGAACCTCGGCACACCGTTCTCGTCGTCCTTGATGTGGTACAACTGCATCGCCGATATGCCGAGCATCGCTGCGGCCTCCTTGGTTGACACGAGCCTCTTGACCTGTTTGTGGCTCATGGCTTTCGCCATCTTCTCCACGAACCTGTCGTCACTCATAAGATGCTCCGCAATCTTTGCGGCAAGGATGTCCAGTTCTTCGGTGCTCATCATATCACGCTTTTAGTTGTTGTCTTTCTTCTCGATAGTCTTGATGACGATTGTGTTGGTCTCGACATCAATACTGCAAGTGTATGTCAGCCCGTCCTCTCGCGGATACGCCCTTTTGACGTAAGACACGATGTTCTTTGCCGACACACAGGCAGCATAACTGGGCAGGCACACGGAAAGCGAACCGTCTTTCCCGATTCTCCTCACGTCGTCCACGCCTATTTTATTCGCTACCATATATTATTTTTTACTAAAATTCACCTTAAAGACTTGGCGGTTTGGCTAATTTGCCGTAAATTTGTGACGCTTACCACTGTTTGCGGTCTTTTACCGTGAACCGCCTAGCCTTTGTTTTTACTTTTCAGCAGACAAAGGTATGGTAAAAATTTGTATTACCAAAAAATACAAAGCAAAAAGTGTTGATTTTAACAATTTTTAATTGTACCTAACCAAAGACGCAAGATTATGGAAACACTAAAACCGAACGAGATCATTCCGAGGATAAGGGAACTGATAGACGACTCCCTCCTAACGGAAGCGGCCTTCGCTACAAAGGTGAGATTAGGCCCAAGCAACCTGCACAAGAAGCTGCGGGGGCAGCAGAAACTCACCCAGCGCGACATCAAGCACATCTGCGAGACGATAAACGTGTCGCCCGACTGGCTGAAGCACGGCAGGGGCGACAAGTACATCACCGACGACAACGAGCCAACGCCAAGTGTGCGCAACATCATCGTCAACCTCGCCCGCAGGCTCACGCAGAACCAGGAGCGCATCGAGAACCTCAAGCGGGAGAACCAGGACATCATGAACCAGTTAACAACTTTATACATCCAATTAGACAACAGGCTATGAACGAGGAACTGATTAAAAAGGTCGTTGCCATCCTTGACGAGAAATGGGGCAACGAGGACTGGAAGAGACTCTCCGTAGCGGAGAAAACCCGCATCGTTGGCGAGTCTATCGACGAAGATGATTTACTGGACAAAATCGTTCAGTAAACGGGGTCATGGGTTCGTTTTCAAAAACCGTGTGTTACTTCCGTGTTACCGATTGCTGAAAACGACACCTAACCCATTGACTATCAACACCTGCACCAAATCCCAACAGGATCACTTTTTAGTGGTATATTTTGGTAAAGGTGTCCGCAAAAAGACACCTTTTTCTTATAAAACATCGGCATCTATCCCGCTGACAGCCAAAGCAATAACAAGTAACCTCAAAAAGAATCCATCATATATTATTCCTTTTGTTGATTTTTGTTTACTTTTGTTGGTATTTTTGTGTATGGTGTTACCTGAAAATTTACCGTGTTACTCTCAGCGGTAACACAAAAAGTTCAAATCCACCCTGGGTCAGAACCCATGACCCCATTAACAAAACATGATATGAAGATACCCACCATCCAGTTCGTCTTCGACCGCAAGAAGACGGCGACAAAGACAAAGAAAGGCATTGTTGAGATGCGCATCACATACCTGCGGAAAAGAAAGTACATGACCACCGGCATCAGGTGTTTCCCCTCGCAGTGGTCGCAGACAAGGGAGTGCGTTGTCAACTCAACCGACGCGGTGCGCTGCAACCAGGTGCTGCTTGAGATGAAGAAGAAGGCCATGAAAGCCATCGCCGATATGGTTGACAATGGAATGGTTGACTTGTGCGCCATCCCTAACCTCGTCCGCAGGCCGTCAGCAACGGTGTCGTTTATCCGATACATTGCCGAGCGCGGAGAGAAGCGCAATGTGTCTAAAGACACAAAAAAGCACTACAAGGCATTTATCGGCATACTCACCAAATATGGGAAGATAGTGTCGTTCTCCGACATCAGCGAGAAAAGCATACGCGACTTTGACGAATGGCTCCACGCTTTCTCGTGGAAGAAACGTGACCGCTACGGGAGATGGACGGAACACAAGTACACACAGTCCACCATCGGCGGCATACATAAGCGCATGAAGATATTCATAAACGATGCGGTCGTTGACGGATACCTCAAAGAAAATCCGTACCTCTCAAGGCGCATAAGGATAGACAAGGGCGAAACGAGGATAGACAAGTACCTTGACGATGACGAGTTCAATAGGATCAAGACGGCGAAGATGCCGACTGGAGCGGTTGCCGAAGCGAGGGATTTGTTCGTGTTCCAGTGCTTGACCGGCCTCTCCTACTCCGACCTCATTGAGTTCGACTTCTCAAATGTGCAGTTCAGCGGGCAACACAAGGTCTATACGGCCGCAAGAAAGAAGACAGGGGTCGAGTTCACTTTCGTGCTCGTTCCCGAAGCGGTTGAGATACTTGAGCGGTACAACTACCAGTTGCCCACCATATCAAACCAGAAGTACAACATCAAACTGAAGATTGTCGCTGATGCGGCAGGTGTTGAAACCGAACTGACATCCCATGTCGGTCGCAGGACGGCAGGGTATATTTGGCTCAACGGCGGCATACCGATAGAGGTTGTCGCAAAGTGCCTGGGACACACGTCAGTGAAGACCACCGAGAAAGCATACGCAAAGATACTCGACAAGACAGTCATAGCCGCTTTTGCCGAGTTCATCAATAAATAATGTATAGGCCAGGGTGTTCGCTCTGGTCTTTTTGTTTTTACTGCCTTAAAAGTTAAATTATATTTCGTTTTGTAAAACTTTCATAACTTATTTTTAATACCAACAAAAGCGAACAAAAGACAACAAATAAGAAAAAATTTTGAGTTAACACGTTGAAACACATCGGTTTGCAAGGCTCAAAATTTAGGTTTTACTTTGCATCGCAAACATCGTTAGGGCTGTTTCGGTGTAGAGAGACATCACACAAGGAGATTAGAGAAAGTGTCCAACAGCCCATCAGGATACGGACTCTTTTCTCCTTTTGAACTTTAAGAGAGATATGGCAGAAACCTATCGCATAACCCTGACAAGGGGCAAGGAGAGAAAGATGTTCGACGTGCGATGCACGGGCGGTTACATCAGACGGATGGTAAACACTGTCTTCAAGGGCAGGTTCTACAAACCAGAGCGGCTGAACGTGAAAGACGGCGTTAAACTCATCGTGACAGGAGGCGGCAAGGTGCTTATGGGGAGACGCATCTACAACAAGAGCGTGTTCCAGGTGATGACGGCACTTGAGAAAGCCATCGTAAACACACCCGCGTGATATGGGAAAAGCCATCGACACATACGAATCAATACGAATGTTCATCGGACTTGAGCGCAACATCACCGACGCCGAGTTCGAGGAAATAAAAGAAGAAGACAATGACATGCACGATTGACATAGCACTGGCTATATCGCTCATCATAGGAACGGCTTTGCAGTTGTCGGCGTTCATATCGACACTGATACTCAAGCACCACGCAAACAAGGCACTTGACAAAGCGACCGAGATGTCCAAGGAAGCGGACAGCATCGCGGCAGAAGCGGAAAAGACCCACGAAGGCTCGATGCTCTGCCTGAGACTGGCGAACGAACTGTTCTTCTGCCACACGACCGACGAGAGGGCGAACACCATCATCAGGTGGGCTCCAAAACTCCAGGAGGCGGGCATCAACATGGAGGACATAGATGAGATCATCAACGGATAAGAGCAGCTACGAGTAGTTCTTTTTCATAATCTTAGTTTTGGTTGTGGTCAATTTTGACCGCCGCAGTAGCTCAAGAGAAGAGCAACCCGTCATGGCAGTATGGAGAGTGCGAGTCCTCCCTGCGGACAAAAAAAAGAGTTCTTTGACATTGTGGAGGCTATGGTGTTCCCCTCACACACCGCCGACAGTGAGGGTGCAGAAATCATCGCTGCATGAAGGACGATGATAAGTTATTGGCAACAAACCCTGCCGCATCGGTACGACATACTTGCGGCATAGGTAATCATAGGCATCGCCCCAAAAGGGAATCCGCGACGCTTGTCGGGGTTAGGTTTCGCCGCCCGCGATGCCACTCTTTTTGTTTGGTTTTTATAAGGTTTTTAATCAATACTTAGTAGCATCGTCAAGGTGTCCGTGAGGACGGTACTTGACCTTTATACCATCCGCTGCGGTGGAAAACGCAGCCGCCGTATTCATCAGTTGTGAAACCCGTGGATGTGGACGCTATTTAAACTTTTGCTGATTATCTCTTGAGGGCAAGATAGACAAATCGGACTTAGACCCTTAACGGGTTGAAAGCGGGTTCGACTCCCGCCTTGCTCCCTAACTAAAAAAACACGACAAATGGAAGGTTGGATTAAATTATACCGTAAACTTGAGAATCATTGGATTGCAGAGAACAATGATTATTTCCATTGGTGGTGCGACTTGCTTTTTCTCGCATCGTATAGCGACAAAACCAAGACAGTCCATTCACCGGATAATGAAGGAAATCCAAAAGATGACACCATCGTTGTTTTAAGACGGGGGCAAATTGAAGCAAGCGTCGCTTTTTTGGTCAAAAGATGGATGCTCAACAGGAAGACACTTGACCGTAAAACCGTAATGCGTTTTTTGTCACTTCTTGAAGAAGATGGAATGATAAAACGAGAAGTAAAGGACGGGGTAAGGGCTATCATAACTATCACTAATTATGATACTTACCAAGGAACAAATAGGCTTGCAGCGGACACCTCTATGGATGACTTAGCGGACATCTTAGCGGACATCCCAACGGACACAATTAAAGAATATATAAAGAAAGAAAGAACTAAAAATAAACCACCTAAAGGTGGTAAAGAAAAGAACAAACCGAGTTTCTCTGTTGATCCCGCTTTTGAGGAAGTATTTTCCTTGTGGCTGGAATATAAAAAACAAAAGGGTCAAACTTACAAGGGAGAGAAGTCGCTCAAGGTATGCTACAACAAACTCGTAGAGTTGTCCGGCAACAACCCAGACACTGCGATGGCGATAGTCAAGCAATCAATGGCAAACAACTGGTCGGGAATATTTGAACTCAAAGACAACAAAAATGGAAATAACTCACAACAACAAAACAGGCAGTCTGGACAAGTATCTGGATGGGCTCAAGCGGAAGATCCCCTCGCTGGCGCAAAAATCTTCCACGCCTAAGATAGACTTGTACCAAGAAGCGAGGATATTCAAGTCCGAACTCGACAGGCTGTGCGAGCCGGGTTTCATCATCGAGCCTGAGAAAAGGGATTTGATAAACTCGATATTCGCCTGGGTGTGGAAATACGACGCATGGAACAAAATCGGCCTTGACTACAACAAAGGGCTGTTCCTTTACGGGCCTATAGGCACAGGCAAGTCAACCGTGCTCAGAGGACTGCAATGCTACATGAACAGCATCAAGCGGCGATACTATTCCAAAGACTACCGCATCGGCTTCTTTTGGAAATCTGCCAGCGAACTCGCTAACAGTTATGCGGGACACGGCCAAGAGAAACTGCTGCAATGGTGCGATGAGTGCAACCTGCTAATCGACGAATTGGGTCGAGAGCCGCTTCCCGCCAAACACTACGGCACGGAGTTGAATGTGATTCAGTTTCTCTTGCAGTTGAGATACGACCGCAGGAAAGAGAACATAACGCACATCACGAGCAACCTGATGCTGTCAGACATCACTCCGATGTACGGCGACTATATCAGCGACCGCTTTATCGAGATGTTCAACATCATCGAGTGGAGCGGAAAATCTAAACGGCAACAAAATTTTTGAGATATGGGACATTTGAGAGAATCGGGATATTATCCCCCAGGAGCGGAGTTCGACGAAAACGCACCGTGGAACCAAGTCGACCCGCCAGAGATTGACTTCACCATCAAGGTCGGCATCACGCTTGAGAAAGAGTGCGTGATCACAACCGACCAAGTGTACAACTACGATGGCGACTGGTGCTTGTGCGACGATGCCGATGTCGAGGGCGCGTACAAGGAAACGTACAAGCCCATCCCCGATATGCTTGCCGAACTGGTCAAGTACATTGACGGCGAGTTGCTCGGCGACATCAGCAAAGAGCGCAGGCGCGAGTTGGAACTGATGAAAGAGTCTGCTCAAGGGTGGACTGAGGAATACTTTGAATTTGAGCAACCATAGAGGCTACTGGCCTAGGAAGTGCGAAGTTTTTTCATAACGTGCCGATGGATGTGAATCCGTGGTTATGGGGCAGATGCCTTATCGGGGCAAACCATCGGCGAAAGGGCAGTAAAGGAGTGGCAAGTTTAATTAGTAACGGATTCTTTTTGCATACATTTATTTGTCACGGTGGTTCGATTCCACCGCTGCCCACGCAACCGATAATCGGTGCAGCTTTTTATTCATCATTATTAACTTAGAATCCCCGAAAAGGACGGGGTTAAATTGATGGGTAAAGGTGAATTATTAATTGTTATGATTCCCTGTACAGAGTACGAGGAAAAGTAACTGAGCCATGCCAGTCCTGTCGTGAGGCGATGACTGGCTTTTAGAGAGATTTACTAACTTTAAATACAAGCAATTATGAAGAAGATTTTATTGATCGCACTGGTCGCAATGACCGCAATGTCGGCAATGGCCGAGAGTTCATTCAAGTTAATCGAGAGGGGCTACCCCGCTGGCCAGGTACGCATCAGCATGAGCGACTGGGATAGGGTGTTATACATCCCTGTCTGCATCACCAGCGATAAGAGTTATGACGAGTTTCATATTAACGCTGTCGAGGCTTCGCCCGGCATTGACGTGCTTGGCTGGGTTATGGGGTCGTGGGCTGACATTCCAGTTTATCTCGACCAAAGCGGTGAGCCTCACAAGGTTTCTCCATTTTGGGAAACCGATGGGTCGTGGTGCAGGTGTA